TACTTGTTGCACCAGTTACAATATCACCTGCAGTAAAAGTATAAGCTGGCGAAACGGAAGCCTTTAATAAATTATTAAAAGAACGTTCATAAAATCTATCTCCAGGGGTGACTGTTCCCAGGGCAGTATTTGATACTGCATATTTTGGATTTTTAACAATACCAATTTTATTATACAAAGTATTTGCTGTTGGGATAATGTCAAGTTCGGTGTTCGCGAATGTAATATTAAATGCTATACCTTGCATATTTAATTCAATCGCTGGATCATAACCATGACCACCCGGAGGAGGAACAATGGCATAAACATTAGCACCAGAACCATATTGTGATTGAATTTCAACATTAGCCCAGGAAATATTTGAACCCGAATCAAGCAATACAATTTCGCTAATCTTGGTAGTGTAATCATTCACCAAACAATAAGCCGAAGGATTAGAGTCGCCATCAGTATTAAATACAACAGCAGGGCTGATCAAATATTCTGTAATACCTGGTGTGATTTTTGAAATATCCATTGCGGTATTTACGTAAACAAATCTACCAGTGGCATTAACAACATAATCCGTGATTAAACGAAGTTGTGATGTGCTTTCAATTGTATTGTACACATAAATTGCATTATTGACATAAAAGTTATCAGAGGACGAAGCATCATTTTGAATCTGAATAACAGTGGTATTTTGTACAGATGATACGATACCATTAGTTGACGATGTATATCCATTACCGCTGTTAGAAATAACAACCACATCAACGCCTGAATATTCAGCAGCAGTTGCCACGATAGAGGCATTGGAATTGATTGGAGCATAATCATCAGATTCGAATTTATCATAATTCAAAGATGAAACTGATGTGAGGTATTTCCACTTATATCCATCACTTGTCTCGAAGGTTGCCTTTTGTGTTGGTAGCCCGATCAAAGATGGATTGGAAGTAGAAACTGCTCCATTAGAATTGTCAATACATTTATAAACGTGGTATTGACCACCATCAATTAATGGGTCGCAAATAACATAAAAGTTATTGTTCGCTTCCAGCGTATTCGAAGTGCTGTCATATTTTTCGTATACAGTTCCTGTTGTCCATATGTTTTTCTTCACAACCGGAGAAATATCACCAGGTTGTACTTTTTTGCCAAAAAGCATATACCAATTTTGTTCAAAATTAGTCTCGTATGCATTATTTGCAACCTGAGGAACAGAACTAGGATATTCAATCGGATGCGACCCATAAGCATAATACGCCGATGTATTACTTTGAATATTATCAAAGATTTCTTCGTATAATGCTTTTTTATACGCTGGAAGGATTTTACCCATTATTATTTACCTATAGCAGTGAAATATACCGTAGTCAAAGTTGCGTTTGAAGTTCTAATTTCAACAACCGAGTTATTTTGAGCCACAACTGCCGCACTGTAAGTGACGTCAGAAGAAGTATTACTTGTTGCAGTCACAACATAAGCATTTGTTGAATACGCAGAAGTAAACACCGCAGTACCAGTTGTTGAGTTTGCTTCTACAGATCCCCAAATCATCTTAAATCCGTTAGGAAGATATGTATATCCATTTGCGGAATCAGTAGAAGTACCTAAAGTCAATGTGTTAGAAGTTAGGTTAGCAGATCCAGTATGGACATGCGTGGTATTTACCGAAGTATAAACTGTTGAATTACCAACATACATAGTAGTCGGTGTCAAAGTTGCATTCGAAGCCGCAGTTTTTAAAGTAAGTTCCCCAACATTATAAGTTGTGTTAACTGTACTATTGCCAACTGTAACTTTTGATGTATTGATTGACAAATTTGAACCAATCGTCAATGTGCCTGGATCTAATACTGCGCTTGTTGTTGAATTAGCAACTGCAAAATTAGTTGAATTGGCCACAGCATTTACTGTGCTGCTGCCGGTAACAAGACCTCCAGTATTCGAAACTACCGAATTAACAGTGGAGTTACCAACTGTTACCGATCCAGTAGCGACGAACGAACCGTACATCTCATTGAAGTTATCGTTTACTTTATCAAAAGCATCACGAATTGGGTCACCAGTGCCATCATTTGCTGCTGAACCAATATTAATAGTTTGTTGTGCCATTTATTTCCCTTTAAACAAAATATCTATCGACTGTTACTCTACTATCACTAGCTCTAAATTGTGTACCCGAAGCATAAACATATCTAACGAATTTTCTATTATCAGCCCTGACTTCAACGTTATCGGCTGACAAATAATTTGTATAATCCCTAATAGTAACATCTGATGTTATATTATTAGAGTCCACGGAAACTACATTAGAACTAGCCCTGAATACAATAGTATTACCCGAATCAGCTCCCCAATTATCTTCATACAATAAAGTGCTTTCTCTCAAAAGACTAACTGAACTTTGAATAGTCAAACTTTTTAAGAAACTTCCGAATAATTCAGTACCAGCAACGTGGAAAGTGTCTTGTATTATCTTTTTGTATTTAGATAATTGTTTAGCCACTTTAATTTCATAAGAATAGTCTTGATAGTAATAACTATCTTGTATATATTTATTTGAATCCAAAAAGCTTCTATTATTTACCCAATATCCTCTGGATTGCCCAAGTCCACCGTTTCTGACTTTACCCGAAATACCAGAATATGTATTAAATTCTTGAAGAGAAGCTCTTAATGTCGCGCCTGTACCATTTGCCGTAATTACCCTTACTTCCGGAATTTGGAAATAACCAGATCCGCCATTAGATACATACGCCGAAATAATACCGCCAGTGCTATTTGTACTGATATAACCATTAGCCGTTGTGGAATTATCACCTGTTCCCGCAAATAATAACAATTCGCCGTTAGCATATCCAGTGCCACCGTAAACGATTTCTACATTACTGGCAATACCGCCATGTAAATAAGCAATAACTTCTTCATTCTCTACATACGATTTTCCCGAGTTAACCGCAACTGCAGTCGCCGCTGCATTGTTACCACTAGAAGGAAATGCTTTGATAGTTTCATCTTCACCTGGAATACCACCATCCAATGGATAAATAGAAGAATTACTGTATAAATCATAAGTAGCAAAGTTAGAAGGAAGAATGGTTGGCGCTACCATATATTGAGCGTTTGCCATTGAGTTTGTTGACGGTGGTCCATACAATGTAATTTCTGTATTAGAAACCACTTCTTTGATAACAGCGTATTCGTATCCAGCTTCCGATACAGTTGAAGAATATTTTAAACCTATTACATCATCATTGGAAAAGAAATAATCAAAATTAGTATTTGTTCCAACGATAGTATTTGATGTAGTTGAATAAGCCACATTACCATACATCGGTAATGAAGTTTGAACTGGTCTTGCAAATACGTAAGGTTCTGCTGCATAGTTATTACCCGTGAAAATATTATCCAAGGTCAAAATAGAACCAAAAGTTTGAGATTCTTTTTCTAAAGAAGATCCAATAGTTGATGATAAATTGGCCGAAACATCTTTCGGTAATCCATAAGCCGTTGCATCTAAAGGAACCGTCAAATAATTCCCAAGAATGTCAGTATTATATTCAATAATCCGTGTGGAAGATAAATTTCCTATTTCAAAAGATGCACCTTCTCCTTGATCTGAAGATCTATAAACAAACGTTTGAGCGGTATTGGTAAACCCAGTACCACTATCAAGGATTAAGAAATTAACTGTTCCGAATTCGTTACTAACAGATGAAACCCTAAGAACCCCTTCAGATCCATAAGAAATTACATCATTAGTATCCAAATCTTTATGAACAATCTTGATTATATCGCCGACGCTAAAACCTTGCCCACCATTGGTAATTTCTAATGATTGTAAAGAACCTTTAATAGCAGGAGCTGCTTCAATTTTAGAAGTATCAGATTGTTCGCCGTAAAGAACAACTTTTTCGCCAACTTCAAAATCTTTATCTCTGGTGCTGGTGTTTGACAAGTGTAAAATGTGAATAATATCATCATTAAAATATTCTTTGGAATAGCTTTCAACAATACCTGTAATTCGAGAAGAACTTCCGATAATTGTCTGACCAACATAACTTTCAAGTAAACTATTTCCGGTTACTTCCAAATATTTTGGTTGTCTCCAGATACCTTCTGATGGGCGCAATAAGTCGCGCCCAGGGATATAAACTTCAATATCTTCATCATATAGTAATTTAAATAACAAACGATAACATTGAATGCTACCCTTTGACCTGTAAACATCCAGAATATGTTTTAGAAGAAATCTTTTATTTGAAATTACCTCAAACGGAATACCGTATAGATATTTCTTTTGAAAATATTCAAGAAACTTAACAATAGTTTGGTCGATATCTCTATATTCCAAAAGTTCTCTTGATTCGCGAATTGGACCACCATATCCGTTGAACTCGTTATCCCACGCCGATTCCATCCATTCATAATATGCTTTCATGAATAGAACGAAATTGGGCCCATCTTCTTTATAGATATTAGGAAATTGACTTTCGATTAAATTCGAAATATGAGTTGGAATTTGATATGGCATTATACTAATTGCTCTATAATATCTACAGTGATATCGGCGGGATCAATAATAAGAATTTTATTTTGTTTGGAAAGAATATCTTTAGTATCAGTTTTAATATACAAATTAATACTTCCGGTATAATCTGCCACATTAATATTTTCAATATTAATTTCTCCAGTTGCATAATCAACTGAACCAACTATGTCATTTTTGACTAATTGATCTGCAACAGTGACGAACACCACTAAATTACCTTTTTGATCTTCTTCAATAAAACTCAATGGGTATGTTTTTCCATCATTGGAATTATACGTAAATCGAGAAGAAAGAATAGAAGTATGTTCGGAATGCAAGTCATAACTACTTGTATGATACGATTCATGAACTGTATTTGATACATATACTGTTGAATTGTAATAAATTTCGTTACCAGTTTGAATATTGTAAGATGTATCTGTGCCAATAGCTGGTGTTAATTTCTTAACAATTCTAATTTCTGTGTCATTACTTGTAATACTGGCATCACTATCATCAATTTGTTTAACGAGTTTACTATATCTCAAATCTTTGCCAAATAATTCTAGATTATTTTTACTATATGTAACGATGGAAGAAATACAATCTGATTGAAGTTCTGAAGGAGATTTAGTTGATATTGCCTGGTCGTATTGTACTTTGGAAATAACCGAACAATAGAAATAATCCGGATCTTCAATGACAATTCTGTTGGGTAATGCGATATATTCTTGCAAATAATTATAGATGCTATCTTTTAAATATTGAGATGCAATCACCCCAACCGAAGGTTTGATCGCTAACATTACTTTACCATATTGTTTAGGAACTACTTCCTGTCCACCGTATACATTTACGTCAGAAACTTCGTTACTAAATTGCGAAAATACCAATGAAGAATAATCGTCCGAACTGACCGCTCTTTGTTGAGTGGCAAAATACCTCGGGGCCGCAAATTTAACACTTTCAATAGATTCTTGTTCAGCCCCCCCGGAAGAAATTTCCACAACTTCTATGTTAGGAATATCAAAATAATAATCTTCCACAAAATCGAATGCATTAATGTTATCTGCTTCTTCTCCGAATGTAACTCTATAACTTATTTTTACAGTCGCGCCATGTTTTGGCTTTTTACCAAAAAGCCCATCCCCAAATACAATTTCGTATAAATTGTCTCTTGAAGGTTGTATAAAGTATATTTCTGAATTACCGTTTAGACCAAATAAGTGATCTTTTCTCTTATAATCTTTACTTGAAGAATCTTCAGTTACATTAACCACAACACTATTAATATCAGATTTTTGGTTTGTTAGTAAAAATTTTTGATTTTCTTCGTTATAATTTACAATATATGTATCTTGATAATATTCTCCTTCAAATATTTCCAAATTAGAAGTAGAAAATGTATCATTTGAAGAAAGAATTGTTAATGTATTATTCGTGGTGAATATATATGAACTATTAGAGTTATAACCCCTGAATCTGGTTCCTTTGGGTAAAGTTAAAATACCATCTTGACCTAATACATCAACGGTAAAATTAATTTTGGCGGAACTAGACCTTGCACTGGCAGGAACATAATTCAGTTCCTTTGAGTGAGAAATAACTGAATCATATAATTGAGCCGAATCTAGAAACATTTCTGATACTGCCATATTCAAATAAAATGAATTTAAATATGAATTATATGACAAAATATCTAACAGAACACTAATATTAGATCCGTTATAATCATAATCTTTAAATTTATCTTGAGATTGAAGAAAACTTTTAAAATTATCTTTGAGTGTATCAAAATCCAAAGAACTTAAAGTTAATGTACTATTTGTATTTGCTGCCATTATCGAACTCTTTTAAGGATTTGTGTAAATGATTTCGTCGTGGAATCATTTATTGTTTTATATTTTATAGTGATCACTACTTCGTTAGAATCTCTATGATATCTATTAATTGTCTCGCCGTTATCTACTATGATATCAACTAAAATGACCCTTGGTTCATTTAGTTCTATTGCAGATTGAATGAAAAATTCTAATGATGATTTTTCGCCTTGGTTATTGGGATCAAATAACATCTTGGCTATTTGACAACCGACTAATGGTTGAAATGGCCTTTCTCCAATTCCAGTTAATATTATATTTTTTAGGGATTGTTGTATTGATCTCTCATCCAAAGCCCTAGCAAGATGTTTACCACCAGGAAGGGTTTTGAAATTATTAGTAAAATCCGAATAAAATTCAAATTTTTTATTAGGATCTTTTCGAAAAAAGTCCGCCCTTGTTAATCTAGCCATTTGTCCTCGTTATTATATTTATCATGACAATAGCGCTTTAAGCGTTCCTATATTACTCTCATCAATAATTACTTCGGTATTTCCTATTTTTATTACAATTTGAGTATCGGATTCAATAGTTACATTTTGTTCGGAAAATATTCTTAAGTTTCCTGAAACATCAACATCATAATTTCCATCCTGAACTTGTATTCCGTAATCTCCTACCACAAGTTTCAATTCGGTGCCAATTACGCTCTTTACAAAGTTTCCTTCAAAACTCTGATATACATTACCAACATGGTCCGTTATTGATTCTCCGGAAGTAGTACCCATCCCAATTGAATTACTATCTCCGGCCGATGCGATAAGAACGTTCTTACCCATATTTATTTGAGAACCGCCGGACACATTAATGGATTTTCCACCTGTTATTTTACCAGAATCTCCGGAAATATTTTCATGTTTTGTGGAAGAAGTTGATTCAAATACATTACCGTCTACTTGTTTACTCGATCCACCGGCAGTATATTCAAAGCTTTGTCCAGCATTAAATTTAGTCCTAATTTCTTTTTTATCCGGATGGGAATGAATAGTTTCAAAACTTCCAGAAGCCTCATACCGTTCAACACTACTCTTATCAAGTTCCTTTGGGTTACTATATGAAAATTCATATCTACCAGAAGGATCCCTTTTACCATAAAAATAAGGATACTTTGGAACTATACCACTATCCGGGTCCGCCCACATAGGTATAGGTAAAGTTTTGTTATCATCGGTTGCCATTTTGCTTCCTTATCATTCAAATAAACGTATTCCCTCTGATGTCAAGGGGCTTGTATTGGACGAGTTATTTAATTTAGTAGAATATTTATTAATTGCGTTTTTGGTAATTTTTCTCATGTTTTTGGCAATAGAAATCTTTTCTGAAAAATCCTTAATAATCGTTGTGGCTTTATCTGTATCTATTACCGATCTAGGTAAATGAGTTGATATTTGATTATTGATATTATCGGCCATTGATCCCAATAAGGTTTTTGGTGAACTAGAAGAATAATTCTTGAAGTTTTTTCCCAAAGATATTTCAATATAGTCAATCTTAATATTACTAATTTCAGCATCGAATATATCTATTAAGATATTCACCGCGAGAGTTTTATTTAAAAAGTATTCATTCAAGGCATTATATAATCTATCAATACTACGTTGTAATATTTCTTCTTCGGAAGTCTCATAATATGTTTCCCCAAGATTTCTTTTTGTGTAAAAAATCGTATTAGATTCTGGTTTAATCCATGTTTTATAACCTGGAAATTTTGATCTAGAATAATGATAATAATCTTGTATATACAAATCCGGAACTTTTGTGACTATATTCCTTTCCGGGATTGTATCGAAGTCAGAATTTACCACTACGTTATACGAAATAGTTTTTAGATTACCTCCGGTTTTTAAATATTCCTCCGAAAATTGTTCATGAGCATCATTTATTATTTTCTTATATTTCTCACTCAATAATTTTGATTTCGGTCCAGATAAAGCTTTTGTCAAAACATCAATAGTATATTGATACGAATATTGTATGGTGAATAATTTCAATACATTAAAATAAGATTCACTTAACATGTCTAGATGAGATTTTTCCGAATATGCCGCTAACATCATATCCGCCTTTTGTAAATCTTGATATACGTTAGGCAAAATTGGTACTAAACCAACTTCTTCCGAAACCTTCAATATATCCTTACCTGGTTTAGCTGCAGCTGTACTGGGCCCATCCGCATTTGGGGCATATTTTTCCCTCAAACCAGCAGTACCATTTTCTTCTCTTCCAATATCGCCAGCTGTCGGAGATGCACAATATGAATTATCAACAAAGGCTTTAATCAAATTATCCCTATTCATAATCAAATTTGCGGCCGGATTTTTGGAAATATTTGGCTTCGGCGAACCATCCGCAGGATCATTATATTCAACTAAGGTTCCATCGGACTTAGGTAAAATACCACCAGGAAAATCTGGAGCGGGAGCGCCAATTTTACCGCCACTATTGGGGTCAGCTCCCACTTGTGGCCCTTGGGATGAAGGGGTTTCTGCCCTACTAAACGATCCCATAATTATGGGAAATTGTTCGGCTTTATCTTCGGGCATATAACCTATCATTACCCTTGAACCCACTGCTAATCCAGTTGGCGTTTCTCCCAATCCACTGGTTGCGGCAGAAGTACTGGATTGGAGTGGAATTGCCCAAGGTAAAGCACTGTCAGGTGTTAGTTTCTCGTTATCTTGATCGCCATAAGATCTAACCGAAACCCTTCCGGATTGAGAAGGATCATTTTCGATATTCCTTACTTCAGCAAATTTAAATCTCATTATATCACCTTATGATTTAGGAATTGGGACAACAGCAACATTTTGCACATATCTAGGACTAATTCCTTCGTCTGCTATTTGGTGTTGAATGGCCGTAACCAAACCTTTCCCTTGAAGTCTATTTGGTGTATCTCCTGGGTCAATATCTATCAAACTCCCCAATTGTATTCCGCCATTACCATAAATTCTTATCATACCGTTTACTTCTGAATACTTTGCTAATTCCCATGCTTTTTGTAATTGCGCTTTAACCACATTTGTCTTGTTTTTAGTATTAACCTTATCGTACAAAATATTTATATAAACTGGGTTAGGCATTTCAACAGTTCTATCAATTACAGTTGGATCTTCGGGTTTAGTTGCCGGTGCAATTGGACCCATAGTATAAGTCTGACCAGTTGATAGATTAAATGACTTACCTGACAATTGCCCATCAATTCTTCTTTCCAGGTCAAAGGAAGAATCGACGTTTAAACCCATTATAGAATAAATTAAATCTTGCTTAGAAATATTTCCCGTACCGGCATCTGATCTTTTAACGTATTCAAATTGAGGTTTTTGTTGCATCAATTTATTAAAGGTGGTAATTGTATAAGAAGCAATCCCATTAACAACAGATTGAAAAAATACATAAAACGCAGAACCGCTAGAACTTGATGATCCAAGACCGTTCAATTTACTTCCAATTGCATCTGAAGGTTTATCTAAAGTAAAATTTATTTGTTGAGGGGACGTGGACGAATCCCCAATTATCACATTTTTCGTAGTCCCCAGGTTTCCTTGTAATATACTTTTTGCAGTTGTGGTACTTGGACCTTCTTTCTTCCCCTGTACTGGATTTTTTAAATTTGCCAAATATTCCGGAGTAACTACTATCAATTCAGAAACTTGATATTTTCCGCTACCTTTATTATTTTTGGTGGCGTCGTGCATATTAACATGTTTAAACGGCCTCATGTCAAATACAACTTTATTATTTAAATGATCCGTAAATGTTATTATGATTTTATCTTTCTCGTTCCCAGGAAGAAACGCAAAGTTATTAAAAACATCTCTTAAATATATACTTGCCTTTGGGCCAAATGGATCCAATATATTTTCTTTAATGTCTATAGACATTATTGGCAGATATTCTCCATTATAAGTAACATCAGCTATACAATCCCCTATACCAATTTCTTTTGTAAACGCCATATATCAATTTCCCATTAATTCATTAAGTTCTTCTGCGGCTTGTCTGGAAAATTTAGAATCAATCAATCTTATAGTTGAGTTGAATTGATTCTTATTATATTCATATTCATAGTTAGTGACTTCTTTCCAATATACTAATTCTTCTTCCGAAATATTATTAGACACAGAAGATACATCAGTAAAAATTGTATTTGTTTGACTTTCTATCCCGTAAATATAACTTGTTGGGAGAACTGAAACATCATCGTCTGTATAGAATGTACCCGATACGTTATTGATGTAAATCATATTATTAGATATAGTAGTTACTTCTCCTTTACCGAATTCTTCTACTTCTGGGTTAAATACAATTTTGCAAACTTCCCCTTCTATGAACGAATTAGAGGAAACTTCATAAGAAATAACTTTATTTGTATTAGACTTCCAGTCAATTTCCTTTCTTTTATATTGCTTTATATTGTTGAATGCATATTCTGGTTCCCAATACTTTTTCTGAGAATCCACTAACGCTTCATAAGAACTTATAGATATCTTTTCCTTAAATTCCCAATCATTTTGATAATGGTGAACCTTTCTCAAAGATTCTTCAATGGAACCATATTTTTTTATTAGAAAGTTCTCGAATTCTTCGCTATCCAAAAACCATTCATAATATGGATCAATGATATTATTCGAAAGGTATATTAACCAACTAAAATATGAATCTTTATAATATCTATAACTTAGATGATCCGCTCTTTCCGCATTTGATATATCGTAAGAATAAAAGTTATAAGGATTTTTAGAAATAGTATCAAGTAGGGTTGTCCTACGGGTTATATCCACAACTTCTGTATTAGAATATTGTATTATTGGAAATTTATCGAAATATTTTTCAGTAATTAATCTATTTGCCATTTTATTCTCCGAATCCGCCATCTTCTATTCCGACATCGTCAATTCCACCTTGTTGTTGACTTTCCGTAAATTCACCTTGGCTCCAAACGCCAACTTCTTTTAAATCTAGTCTAAGGGAAGCTAATACCGGAGAACCGTTTTCTACAAATGCCGGGCCAACTGGAGTATGATCAACTGTAACTCCCATAATTGCGCATGGTTTAAATCGTAACATATTAAACATGTCATTTGGAAATAGATTAATTAACGCCACGTTGGGATATCCCATAGTTGCCGCACCTATAACTGGAGAAGCATTATCTTTCAATGTATTTACCATATATCTCAAAGTTTTTGATTCTTGCTCTGTTCTCAGTGCAAATGTCCAACTAAATGAAAATTGTCTAAAAAACGGCCTTTGAAAGTACAAAATCAAATATGGATTTATTTGAAATCCAGTAATGTTTTGAACCGTTGGATTAGCAACAATAGCGGTTCCTGCATTTTTTACGGCATTTTTGACCGGGGATTTACCAGCTCCCGTATTTGTATTAAAGCCATTAAAACTTACCGTACTATGTTCGGACCAACCAACAAGTAAACTATCATTGACTTTTTGAGGAATTGGTAGGTATAACAAATCGGACCCAGTCAATCCAATTTGATTACGCTCTCCGAAACTATATTCCTGAAATCCAATTTGCATATAAAAGTTATTACCCCCTTCTTCACCATTCAACAATAGATCATTGGGGAGAAATCTTTTCTTTATGATACGATCCGTGTCCAAAGGGGTTGGAAAATTCGTTACAAGAGGTTTGTTTAAAGTCGGCGCTAATGGCATCTCTTTACCTTTATATAAATATATTAAATTATTATTTATTAAGTAATCTAGTAGAATTATGTCGAAAAAATACACTCAAGGTTTTTTTAAACCGAAATATCCAGAAAAATACAAAGGAGATCCAACAAATATTGTTTATCGTTCTGGATATGAGCTTAAATTAATGTTGTATTTAGACAATAGAAAGGAAATAATTACTTGGGCGTCGGAAGAACTATCTATTCCATATCGCTCTCCAATTGACAATAAAATACATCGTTATTTTCCAGACTTCATAGTATCTAAAATAAATAGTAAAGGAATGAAGGAAACCATATTGATTGAAGTGAAGCCATTAAAATTTACAACCGAGCCAAAAAAGAAAGCAAAAATAACAAAAAGTTATTTGACCGAAGTTAAAAATTGGGGAGTGAATCAAGCAAAATGGGAAGCCGCCGAACAGTATTGTAATGATCGTGGTTGGAGCTTTAAGATTTTCACAGAAAAAGAATTAGGTATATTATAAATGTCAAAGAATACGAATTTTCAAGATTTACTTAACAAATCGTCTTACGAACTACAAGAACAAAGAAAATCTGCAATCAATTGGATTCGAGACTTAATTTTAAAATTAAAAACCGCAACTACAAGAAACCCACAAGCCAAATCATTTCAAAAAGTAGGATTTCCGGAACTAGGTAGAATGTATTTATATTCATATGATCCAAAATATAAACATATATTGCCTTATTATGATGCATTTCCATTGGTTATTCCGATTGAATATTATGCCAATGGTTTCTTGGGTATAAATTTACACTACTTACCAGAAACAATGAGGATTGCACTTCTTCAAGAATTAAGTAAAATAACTAACAATAATAAATTTGACAAAACCACTAAAATAAATGTAACTTATAGAATGCTTAAACAAATGTCAACTAGATTTGATGGAATTGACGGGTGTATAAAAAGATATTTATATAGTCATGTAAAAAGTAAATTTCAATTAGTAGCTCCTTCTGAATGGTCTAAAGTAGCAGTGTTACCATTACAACGTTGGATTTATAACAGTAGTAAAAGAAAAAGATAATGGGATTTAACCTAAACAATTTTAAATCTAATATAAGCGGATATGGCTATTTAAAACCTCATGCATTTGAGGTTGCATTATCAATTCCGCCAATATTACAAAATAAAAAACTAGAAAGTTATGATGGAACTGAAAAGTCCCTCTTTAATGTAACCAATGACATATTACGATATAGAATTGATCAAGTAAAAATACCTGGGGTTTCTTTACTTTCCGCTGAAGTACAAAGATTCGGATTTGGTCCAACCCAAAAGATCCCATTCAATTCATATTATCACGATACAACTTTTTCTATCTTATTAGATAAAAAGGCCGATCTATTACATTTTTGGTATGATTGGATGAGAACTATATTTGAATTTAATGGTTCGGAATCCGGAATTAGAATACCAAAATATGTTTCAAAATATAAAAGTGAATACACAAGTACCATGCAAATATTTTTATATGACCAGGTCGGAAATATTGTTAAAAAGATAAATCTATACGAAGCATTCCCTTCTTCTTTGTTGGAAATGCCATTAGCATGGAACGATAAAGGCGATTTAATACGCCTTGCAACCTCAATAACTTATTCTCAGTTTACCATAGAAGGCGGTGGATTGAAAGATCCTTTAGTGACTTATTAAATAAATTGATTTTGATTATACTAAACTTTTAATGGAGTAATTATGTTACCAAAAATTGAACACCCTATTCATACTATAAAAATTCCATCTATGGATAAAGAATTTAAATTTCGACCTTTCTTAGTTAAAGAAGAAAAACTTCTGTTAATTGCAAAAGAAAGTGAAGAGCCAACTGATATATTAGTTGCTATTAAACAAATTGTCACGAATTGCTGCCTTGATGAATTAGATACAGACGAATTGACTATCTTTGATTTGGAATATACATTTTTGAAAATTAGATCGTTTTCGGTTGATAATATTGTTAATATTTCATTCCGAGATGTAGATGACGGGCAATTATATGATTTTGAAATAGATCTTGATACGATAAAAGTTGTTTTCCCGAAACAAAACGATCCAAATATTAAAATAGATGATAATTCCGGATTTATAATGAAATACCCATCAGCAGCCCTTTATAGTGATGATACATTTTTGGATATTGAAAAAGAACATATGTTTGAACTTATTATTCGTTGTGTAAAACAAATTTATAATGGAGATGAGGTCTATGATTCTGAAGATTTATCACCAGAAGAAATTGGAGATTTTCTCGAAGCATTGGATCTAAAAACTTTCTCAAAGGTTCAGGAATTTCTATCAAATTCGCCCACTATGAAGCACGAATTGTTTTACACAGATTCATCTGGTATTGATAAGAAAATCGTACTTAGGTCACTAAACGATTTTTTCTCTTGGCGCTGAGTCATAATAACTTGGAAAATTACTTTAAAGTAAATTTTGCAATGGCTCAGCATCATAAATATTCAATAAGTGAATTAGAGAATATGGTCCCATTTGAACGGGATATTTATGTAGAATTGTTAAAATCATTTATTGAAAAGAAATCATCAAATTAACGGAAAGATATAGCATTGAATTTCAGAGAAGCGGCTTCAGAAAAAGGTATTGGTGGAGATTTAGGTCAATTTATGCCTAATTCACAAAACGATGATCTTAATATTGATTCCCAAATCAATGCCATAGAACGTAACAATATACAAACCTTGGGTGGTATTAAAACCAATAATTCTTTAACTCAACAAAATATACGGTTACAAAAAGAAATATCTCAATCGTTAAAAACCCTAAATTCATTCCTCGAACAATCTAGATCATCGTTTAAATCCTATGGGAATATGTCTAGTTACGGAAGGCCGACACCACCAAAAGGACCAAGCGCCGGTGCCTCTCCAAACGTATCATCATCAACATTAGCATCGGATTCTGCTTCTTCATTAAATACCAGTCTGTCTGCTATCAATAAATATATGAAGTCGATGACTTCAGCTTCACCAACATATACCCAAACTTCTGGAATTGGGTATGGAGGAAGTCAACTTTTCCATCAACCTACTGCAACAGGGGGGGATATTGGTGGTATGTTTGGATCAATGTTAAAAAAGCCTATATTTGCAGGTTTAGCAGCCGCCGCTCTTGCTGCAAACGCTGCGGGGGCTAGTAGGGCCACTTTATCAAATACAAAAAACGCGCATACATCTACTAATGGTCTTATTCCAAAGGCTGGTCCAGCTGGACAAGCTTTAGACGCCGCTGTTAATGTTTTACAACAATTTTCACCCAGTAATGTTTCAGAAAATTCTGATTCTTCTGTATCTTCAGGGTCAGCTGATTTTACCAGTAATGTGTTAAAAGAAATACAAGAAAGATTTGGATCTAGCGGCGATATGCCTATAACGCAGACTCCTCAGTCTCCTTCTCAAACTTCTCTAACAACACCAGCCGCACAAAATATCGAGCAACTTGCTAAGAATTTAGGTCTACCAACAGGTTATAACTGGCCCCCTGGTTTGTTAACTGAGGCATCATCCGACCCTACGCTACAGTTCGTATTACAGAATAGTGGCGAAGCTGTTATAAAAAGTTTTATAAATAGATACAATACTGAACATCCGAATCAACCAACTTCTTCTCAAGCTCCCCCAACAACACCAGCCGCACAAACAACAAATACAATTCAACCAAATCAAATGCCGGCCGAGATTCGAGATCCATTCAAAAGAGATAGATTTAGAGAAGAACTTAAAGATCCCAAAGTTCTTAAAAGATTGCAGGCATTGACTTTATCAGAAGTGGGATATAAAGATAAAGAAACCCAAATGGGATTAATAGAAACTTTAATGAATAGGGTTAATGCTCACCCTGGAACTTATAGTTCGTTAATGGATGCAATGGGAAGCGGAAATAGTAGCTATTACGCTCCATTTCACTCGGGTGGAAAGTTTAATCAAAATTATAATAAATTAATGGGCGATCCTGCGTTACAAGCCCAAATGGATAAAATTGTAGAACAAGTATTAGCTGGTTCAAATTATAGTAATTTCGGAACTCAAAACTCTTCTGGATCTGTTGCAGCAAGTGCAGCAAGAAGCCAAACTATTACCGGAACTGGTAAAGTGTATAACTCGAAAGAAACTTGGAGTAGAAAAGATAGATCAGAATATTCTAATATACATGGAGCTGGTATAGTTAGAGAAGAACAAGCTTGGCTCGAAAAAACCAAAAAAGCTTATGCTGCTTATCAAAAATGGATTGCGGAAAATGGTGAAGTTTCCTCTACAATCACATCGCCTACGCAACAAAGCCAACAAATACCTTCAACGAAAAAAACACAACCGGTTTTATCATTATTTGAACAAACCAAAAAAACAGGAGTTACCGAAACCTCTCAAAAGGTTGTTGGTACAAAGTTTTATCCTTATGGAAAGCCCGGAGGGGCTCAACTTAATGTCGATAAATTTGGAAGAATTACGCCAATAACTGGAGCATTATCATATATAACACCAAAAGGAAATGTTCAAGGTATTACTTCCGGAGCTTTTGATATTAGGCGAACAGCGACCGGCGGAACCCGCAAACACTATGGAGTTGATATGTATGCAATTGACCCAGTAACTAATAGGTTACTTATTGGTCAAAATGCGCCTATTTTTGCACCAGTTAACGGAAAAATAATTCAAGCTTCAAGTAGTGTTTCCCCAAAGGCTGGAAAAGTTATTAAGATAAAAGGAAAGGATGGGATCGTATACCGTTTCCTACACACCGGTGGTCCGATAATAAACCCAAATACTGGTAAACCATATAAAGTAGGAGATGATGTAACTCAAGGAGATCAAATTTCTACTGTAACCGGAAGTGGAACTTATTTTGGAAGAGCAGCGCAAAAAAGGTATGGTGAATATTTAGATGCATTTGAAAGATCATTTGGAAAAGAAAAATTAACTACCGAAAAAAAACAAGAAATATATCAAAGGGCGCTAGATGACACTGTTAAATTTCTTGACGAAAATGGATGGGGAGAAATAACCGCTCCACACTTACATTTTGAAACTAAAGAATACGGAGGAGGACTCTTAGATCCAGCTAGTGTATTTGATTTTATTAAAGATTTAGAAAGAGGATACACTAAAGCTAAATCTACACTCTTTTCGGCATTCCAAGCCGAAGATATGGTAGATATGAAACTACAAGAACCTGCTGTAGCAACTACAGGCAAAGGTTCTCCTAATTTTGCAATGGTGGTCCAAATCGCACCTGGTACTGGAAAAAGAGCTAAAACGCAAGAACAAATTGAAGAATTAATACAAACAAATATCAAAAAAAGTGGAAAAGATTTCACAAAGGTATTTATACTCCCGCACTTCAGCGAAAAAGAAGCAAAAATGTATATTAATGCTGCCAAAGCAAAGGGAGTTGATTTTGTAGTATTGGGCCGTGAAGGTCACAAAATGTCAAAAGATTTTATGGAATTCCTAGAATCAAATGACGTAAAAAAAGAAAATATTGTCACATTTAAGGCCGAAGGCTTAAACAATAAAGGACAAAGAGATACTACACATATGGGATTGCGCGGACAAGGCTATGCGCAAGGTAGTGTAGTAGAACCAAGTAGAGTATTTCAAGAATTAATAGATAAAGGAATTATTCCAGAAGGAGCGAAAAAAATAATTGCTCAAGGGGCGAGTGTTGCTGGTCAACTTAGAGATGCAGCAAAAGCCCTTGGATTTGAAATTGTTGAAGGGAAAGGTTCCAAAGGATTAGTTGAAAATCCATCCGTTTCAGCTATTATTAAAATTTTGAATGAAAAATACGAAAATGGCGAAATTAGTGAAAATACGCATAAAGAACTTGTTTCTGTAACCCTAGGAAAACCGCTTGAATTGCCTTCAAAGATCGAAGAAGAACCATTAGAACAAATCAATTATGAGTTGTTTAATCCACCAGATATATCTGGAACTGATGGGTTGGTTGAAGAACCTGAAAAACAACCTGAAGAACAACAATCAACTGACAACAGCGAACAGACACCTGGAGATACTTCAGATGATAGAGATTGGCCAAATGCGCGCATTGATGCCGCCACATCAAGGAACGATCCCGATCCTGTCGACAAAGAAGAACCATATGATCCGGATAAACACGATCCAAGAGGAAATGACTTTTGGTAAACCAAGGTAACTTCGTATATGCAAAATAACACATCACAAAACATAGAAATCTCGGAAAATATAAATCCTTTCGAATTGGGGGTTGGAGATTTAATAGAAACTATTCGAGAATCCAACAGCTTAAAACTAAAACCTAGTTTAGAAAAAATAGCAAATAAAGGTTCTTCTATTTCAGAAGAAGTTAAAAATTTAAACAATTCTACTCAGCAATCTTTATTATCTCAAGGCCAAATTCTAAAAGAAATAGTTTCATTAACCAAAAATCTAAAAGAATTTGCGGAAGGAATAACTCGTTCAATTAGCAGTTTTGGTAATTTTTCTGCTGGAACACAATCACAATCGACGACCCCTTCACCAATTCAAAGCGGACTTGATAATATTTTATCATCATTTGGTATGGGCGGAGTGATTAGTGGATTATCGACAGGAACAGCTTTAATGGCTCCATTAGTTCCAAATTTAATTCAAAAGTCTTTTCCGGTAAATAGTTTTTTTGGAGGGAATTCTGGTGGAAATAGTAGAAGTAGTAATTTCAGAGGAAATTCCGGATTAGGATCTCTTGGTAATTTTGTATCCGGAGTAAGATCATTAGGTTCTTCACTTCTTCCCAACCTCGGAGGAGGCGCTGCGACAGGATCTTCACTCTTTTCTAACCTCGGAAGAGGCGCTGCGACCGGATCTTCAACAGCACAAACATTATCTACACCAAGTACACCAAGTACAACAATATCCAATCCGCAAACAAGACCAGCAGTTGACCCGATTAAAGCCGCAATTAATCAACAAATAAAAGATGAAAATGATCCGATAAGTAATTTCAGTATGTCAAAACAACCTGATATTTTGGAAACTTTCAGTAATGATTATACCTCACCGCTTCCTTTTGCGAAAAAAGATAATTTTTTATCTGAATATTTGGATACTAATCTTACTAATCAACGAGTAGATGCTGTTAAGAAATCTATTGAATCTTCGACTGGGATTGAAAATAGTACTCCTGCGGCACCAACTCAAGCTTCGTCAGCAACTCAAACTCAACAAGAGCAAGAACCCAGCACACCTGATAAATTAGCAAATTATTTCGAAGCCGCAGATCCGAAAAATATTTCTACCTTTGAATCTATAGTGAATAGATTTATAAAAGATGGAAAAGGCCCTTTTGTTGGAAACCTTTCAGAAGCAGAAATCAAAGCTCTAGAAGAAATGAAAAATGCTGGCTTATTTAGTTCAGATTTAGACCCACAAGAACGAGCTGAAAGATTAAGATCTGTATTACAAGACCCATATATAAGAGAAGGGGCTCTTAGTATTAGTAAAGATTTAAGCGGAGCATGGATAAAGCCAGTTAAAGAGCTTGGAGAAACCATCTTCGAAGAAATTAATGTTATGAATCAACCCCCGCAACCACAACAAACACCACAACAAACAAATACGCCGCAACGACAACAAACACCACAACAAACAACCCCCGATAATGGAGGACCATTGGGGCCAGCTGTTTCTAATTTTTCAAAATTGTATCCAGCTCCGCCGGGAACTGAGTCTCCTGATATTCTTAATGATATATTTGATAGAACTTTATATAGCGGGCCGCGAATTTCTAATACAACAAAATCCACAACCGGAGAAATTCCAATAACCCCATCAAGAGCCCAAGTTAATGGAGTCGGGTCGTCTGCTACGGAGAATTCTTCTAGTTCTCCATTATCGATACCAAAACTCCCTACATTATCAGAAACAACTTTACCTTTATCTTCCGAACAATTAAATACAATGCCAACTCCAGTACAGCCCGCTGGGGGTAGTGCTGAAGCCATTGAAGTTAATTCTCCAACTAAAGATACACCGTTATCATTGAATGCAGAAATGGCTAATCAACCACCAGTTACAGATTCAAGTGAACTAGTAGATCCTACTGCTGGACAGAAGGTCGCCGCAAATGATGCAGCTAAAAACATGGAACTTATAAGACAACAAAGTTCAGAAGATAGTCGTAATACTGGCCCTGATAACGGACCTTCGGATTCAATCTCTGGTAAAGGAAGACCGCCATCATTTACGCAGACGGCCAGAAATATAGAACCATCGCCAACACATAGAGGTTCGGTAAGTACGAAAGTTGGGTAAATATTTAATAGAATTAACAAAAAAGGGAGCGAAAGCTCCCTTTAGTTTTACTTATTTGCCAAGTTTTCAAAAAACTCTAACGAATCATCCTCATCATCATCGCCACTCATACTAAATGGCGGGGTTTCATCTTCTTCAATAGAAGGGGCTGCCATTTCTCGTTGAGGTTTAGGTTGTAATTCCTCAATAGTTTCTGCTCGACTAGAACGATCCGTTTCCAAATCTTCGGCCAGAACTTTGGCCAATTTACGCTTCAATTCATCATAGCTTTTGAAGTTATCTGGTTTTAGGAAGTCAGCCAAACTAGCTTCTTGTTTCCAGATTGCTTCCAATTCAGAGTCATCATCCAAAAGAGCACCAGGAGAAGCAAACTCAGATTTATCATAGTTTCGGTATCCTTCTACATTACGAATTTTAAGTTTAAAGTTCGCGCCGTTCCAAAAATCAAACGGGTTAATTGGCGTTTCGTCTTGATATTGAGGATTCATTGCATCATTAAGCTTATCAAAAATCTTTTTACCGTACTTATAAAGAAATACTTTACCTTCATTTGCAGGGTTAGCCGGGTCTTCAACTACGTAGATGTTAGAAATAAAATGAAGTCTACGTTTTTGCTTACGGGCGATTGCTTTATTGTCATCAATACCACTGTTCCAAAGCTTTGAATTATATTCTGATACAGGATCATTTTGACCAATTGTGGTCAAAGAGTTTTCGATATACCAACCGCCTGGGCCTTGAAAGCCATGATCAAACAAACGTACAAATGGTACGTCTTCATCATTAGGTGCTGGGAGAAATCGGATAACTGCGTAACCGTTACCTGCTTTATCAACAGTTGGGGACCAAAAACGATCATCAGAAGAACGTTCGTTGCCAGATACAGCCGCTAGTTTTTTGGTCAAATCATCCATAGATTTAGATGACTGAGATTTAAGTTTTGAAAAATCCATATTAGTATATTCCTTATATAATGTATATTTTATATTGTTGTATATGTATTGGATACTTCCGTATCCGCAAGTGTATTTATATTACTATAAATTTGTGAAGAATTCAAGGACTATCTTTTTATATTTATCTTCGTCAAACTTAATTAATGGCGTATATTTTTCGATAGTCAATTTTATAGTTTCGTAAATAGGATCATATTCCATAATATCATCCCAGTATTTTTTCGATTTGGTTACTTTCAATAAAATACATAATGTTTCAAGGCTAATAACTTCAGCCAAATATAACCTAAAAAGAAATGGATGAGATTCGTTTTTAGTGGGTTTAAAATTAGAATTAAATTCTTCATCTAATTTACCCAACTCCGTCTTAAAATGATAAGATAAAGATTGTTGCCTTTTTTTCCATTCCAAATAAATCTGTTCTGCATTTTCACTATACGCCAATTCTTTGACCCATACTTTAGGATCTTTAACTAGATTTGCGATTAAGAAATTGTGAACATTTTCATGTTTGGCTAGTTTATCAAAAAAGACTTTATCTTTTCTTTTATTAAACGAATCTTGATTAGATCTTACTTTGCCGTTATACTTAATATAATCGTATGTAGGTTTAGTAAAATGTTGCTTTAAAGCAAGATATTCTTTATAAGCTTCATAACCATTCATAATTTAAATTGGCAATTGCGCCCCACGTTTCAAGATATTAAGATTTTCTGCTTCAGTTTGAATTTTAGATTTCATTGTTCGATCTCGTTTAATCCAATAAGCAGCAGTTTCAACTTCTAAATTATTTTTATCACACCATTCAATGACAGCATCAATATATTCCATTTTCTTTTCTTTACATAGAAGTTCTATTTCATCAACGAATTTATTTTTGTCAGTTGGTACCATAATATTATTAACAATCTTTAGGTGAAAGGGGAGCCGAAGCTCCCCTGTGATAATTTACCACTCGTAGCGAAGGCCAATTGAAGTTTCATTATATTCAACCCCAAGACCATTAGCTGCATCTGGATTACCAGCAAACTCAAATGCCATATACGCATCTACTTGAGGTAGAATTGCATAATCTGCACCAAAGGTAACATCACTCAAAGTCAAATCAACTTCTTGAGCTACTTGAAGTTCAGTTTCAGTCCACAAGCTAACTGAGTTGATATCATAAGCAACACCGCCTCCAAGTGTTACATCTTGGGCATTTACCCCATATTCTGCAAAAGCCTCACCAGACCAAACGCCTGGTTGCATTCCACCAGCCAAGGCTGCTGTTGTTGAAACTACCAATGCAGTAGTTGCAATCAAAAATGTTTTCATGTTAAACCTTTCATAAAATTTTAGGAAATAATGCCACACTTCTGTTTCGAGGCAGTGGCCGCCCAATGATTACGCAGCTAAGGCGTAATCAAATGCTTTGAAGTTATCGTTAGCATTTATTTTTAAATAGCGTATTCTACAGAGAACTTACTTATTACCAGTCGAACCTGAATCGTCCCCATCAAAAGAGTACTGGACGTTTGGAAAATCTATTACACCAGGTTTATTCCAACCCTGATAACCAATACTCTTCTGGTGGAGACGACGGGAACTGCCCCCGTGTCCTGAATAACTTTTAGAATCTGATAATCAAATCCGCTTATTATTTATATAGTATATTTAATTTTAGTTTAGAAGTAAAGGAATTTTTATAAGTTATCAACTGTTTTTTTTACCAAGTTATTATGTACTGACAATTTTGTTCAGATTTAATACTAAAGCCATCTTTACGTAATAAATCCATAACTTCTTTTATCGTCTTTCCGGTTACAATATGATTTGAAATTGTCCATCTATTATTAACTTTATCATAACAAGAACTGCTGGTATAAGTATAATATTTTTCTTTACCTAATTCTTTTGAATGCTCTTTATCAAGTTCCGTGAAAAAATGCGTTAATCCAAAACTGCCTTTTTCGGCTTCATTTTCTATGCGTTTAGTTAACATATTATAAACATCATTCACAGAACTTAATTTATATTGTTCAAATGTAATTTTACGTATTTCTTGCGCTTTATTCATCTTCATCGTCTATATTCTCTTCGTCTTGATATTTTTCTGATTGAACTGTTTCTTTCGTAATTTCAACCCAATCCCACCGTTTACGAAAACCATATTCATATTCTTCATTAAGTTTATTTATCAATTGTTGAGCTTCTTCCCTAGTTTCAAAAATACCTTTAAGATCTCCGGGCCCAGTTGGGTAATATTGATCCCCAGCCCATACACAATATACAATCATTACGTCACCCTCAATAAAATTGTGTTATCATTAATACGATGAGCCAAGGTTGTTTCTTTGTCCATCTCGTCCATCAGCTTACGGAGGACGATTTTACCACCTTTAAGTACTCGTTCAACAAAATAATCCGGTTTGCGACCAGTTCGTTTAGTATGAGAATTTTGTTCATCATAATTAATGATGCTAGTACCTTTAACTTGCAAACCTTCTCGATTCAAAGCCCTGAATACCGTCATGACTTTGTACTTAGTGTTAAAAGTCCATAACTCGGTGGCTCCAATAATCTTTTCCGGGTCAACAGAAGCAATTTTGTAATTCGTATCTTCTTTTTGATATTTCAGAGATTTAATCTTTTTGGCCGCCGGAATAGATTTTGGTTTACGGGGCTTACGAACTTTTTTGGTTACTTCCCCATAACGAGTAGCATCATCAACCAACATCATAAAGAACTTAATTTCTTTGGCTAGCTGACGTTTTTTCAAATATGCATAAGCTTCGTTAAGATCTTTGTCTTTGCCTTCCTCTACTTCCAAATATTCAATCATAACAGGCGTATAAAAGTCAACAATATGTTTGGCGTAAGCCGCAGGAATATCCTGCTCTTTTAACCAATTATACAAAGAGAATTCCGGTTGATTTTCACGATCATCAACAATAGACTCAATCTCTCCGATAATATCGTTGGCTTTTTCTCTCATTCGATCTTGAATCGAAATTACCGGAGCTACTGGTTTCTTTTCTTTTTTAGTATTTTCATTGGAAGGAATTTTATTAAAAGATTTATTAATCTCTTCCATCATATATTCAAAAGAGGATTCCGCAAGGGGCATACCACGAGATAGCATGCGAGCTACCCATGCTGCAGTATTTGGAACCCATACATCAGGAACTTTTCTGAATTTACGCAATTCAGTATTGAGATCAGTTTCTTTCAAAAACTCCTCAATAAATTTACGAGCTTCTGCGGCCGAACACATATACGTATACCAGTTAAGCGCGCCGATATAATCAGATTGCGAATAACCTTCTTTCAAGACTGGTTCTTCACCGAAGTATTTTGCGTTAATCAGACTTGCTTGAGTCTTAGTCAACGATACTTTCTTTTTCTTTCGAACAGTAAGACCTCTGGCCATGTTTAATTCCTTTATTCGTTACAGGTGTAATTATACTAGGTTTTAGGCCAGAGGTCAAGCCTTTTTTTATGACGCCTCTGCCATTTCAACTGCTAGCTCCAGGGCTTTGGTCTTCAACTTCTTGTTTGGACCATACCAAGAAGAAGTAATTCGACCTTCCTGAGTTCGACCCATAAGGTGATCTGTGGTATAGGTAACAGCATTAAATACTGGCCACCAAGTACCTTGAGCATATTCCGCACCTGGTTGACTATCAACTACCGACAAAGCAGTAGAAGCATTTTTGGACATATCTTTAGCGCCATTTGTAGGAAATAGGCGCTTGAAGTAATCAACAACATGTTCGCCCTTGGCCCGTTTACTTCCCAAAAATTCAGCCATCTCTTTATACTTCTGTAACTTATCAGTGGCAATACCCAGTACTTCCTTGGCCTGTTCAGGATCAAACTCTCGACGGTGAGAGAACTTTGCCATCCGATCAACCTTACCATTCAACGAAAGGGTTAGGGTATTGTTACAAACCACTCGAATCGGAGTGAATCGAATATCGGTAGAAAAACCATACTTGTGGAAGTTAGTGAACAAGAGATAAGAATCAATACGGTCGCTTTTAAACAACTCAAAAGACTCCTTTACTTTAGCCAAGCCCCAAACGATCCGACCTTCCTGAAGAGAACCAGCAGTATGCATTTCCATGTCACCGGCATTTACATACTCATTAAAAAACTCAAAGGCTTCTTGATTCTGCACCGGATTCCAATCATCAGTAACAACATCAAGGATGCTATTATCCGAACTACGAACCAGTGCATTACGACCAATTTCTTTCACATCATCATTAAGAACGATCATTGCAGGATATTTTTTAACTGTCCAATCAATCCCCGCTTCGCGGAGCATTTGCTCGGGAGATAAATCAGCAATTACTTCTTTACCCAGACCATGCCATGGAACTTCTCCAGCATATGCCATAGTTTCAACATTATGAGCCATAATATAATTCCTTTCGTTAACTCAACCATAATCATATTATAATAAAACTTTTTAAAAAAGTAAAGATTTAATTTTAATATCTTTTGACTCGATACATTTCTTGCAATGCGTCATAAATTCGAGTCTTATCATTGCTCCGTAATTCGATGGTGGCATCAACCAAATCCATCAAGAAACGTATATCATCTTTGTTTAGACGGTTAAACCCTTCTCTCAAGATTACGTATCCGTTACACTGAAGATACTCAATCATTTCCTCGTCATCAATCTCAACTTCAACATCAGTCTCATATATCATTATCAGCAACTCCTAATCTATTATTTCATTTACCACAAAGTGATTATACTAAAGCTTTGGAGAAAAGTAAAGAAAAAAATAGATATAATCAGAAAAAAATTAAAATAAATTTTAAGGAGAACTCAAAAAGCATCAGAACCCAAAAAAACAATCAAGAGTACATAAAAATATCTTTACATTTCACTTTATATAAATTATAATATACTTAATTTTCAAATAAGGAAAAAGAAAATGCTTTTACTCTTAAAGCAAGTTTTCAGTGGAGTCTTCACAAAAGTATTAATAACACTGTTAATTGGAATGACAGGCTGGAATGTTTATAATCAGGTCACAACCAAAAACTTAAAGTCGCAATATCTTCAACTCTTAAGTGACAATGGAGTTTTGGTCAGAAATGTTGAGAGTAGTGTAGAGACTATCAACAGCCTCAAAGACTCAATTGAAAAATATGAAGAGCTAAACAATAAATTGCAACAAAATTTGACGGCTTCCAATGGAAGGGTTAGAGTTTTACAAGAAAAATTAAATAAACACGATTTGACTGATTTATCCATTAAGAAACCAACACTAATCGAAAAGAGAATGCAAAATGCAACGAATGAAACTTTTAATAATTTCTTTGATTTCACTGGCCCTTCTAACTAGCTGTGGAGTGGCTACCAACAAACCCCAAGGGACGGCATTAGCAAGCCCTCCAGTAGTTATTGAGAAGGCCGTACCAATTCAAGTACCATTGGCGGTTAGGCCAGAGATTCCAAATTTAACCCCACCAAGAATCAAAGTTATTAACGGTGGTAACTATAAAGAGTTTTTTGAAACCTATTTGGTTAAGGATCCAAAGGCTTCATATGTTGCTATCACGGTCAAGGACTATGAAAGGCTTTCGGTGAATTTGGCCAAATTAAAGGCTTATGTATCACAACAAAATGATGTTATTCGATATTATGAAGAAGCCCTGAGATAATATGGGTATTATTTTCCTTATTATATACTATACAATATTATTTGGCGCGGCATTTACGTTAATTTACCTGGATTTTTTTAAGGACGATTGATGGTATTTTTTATTGGATTATTTTTAGGCCTAGTCACGGGATTCATATTGGGAATGATTTTCAGTTACATCATACTTAATATGGTATCAAGAAATATGATTGATTTATGATTGAAATAAAGAAACTAAAAATTTTGGGTAAGGTAACTAACGAACCAAGAAAGTATTCGGCGTAGGTAAGAACCTACGGAACGAACTATGACGACGGATTATCACCTTCGGTGATTTATCCATATATAGATGATTTAACATATTTTCCGGGAAAGATATGCGGAGAGATTACTGAACCTGAAATTGGAGAAGAATATATCATACTTACAGTTTCCGATACTCTGATCCTGGTGACCAATCCCAAGTTAGTTGAAGATATTCATTATATGATGATGGATTATTATAAAAACTTTAAATATAAAATGAGAAATTTGGCGGTGGAGCTGGAAAATAAAATTGATAAAGAGGAAAATCAGTTTGACCAAATAAACTGGTGGTGTTAAGGGATATGAAATTTGATCTTCCAGAACCTTGTCCAGAAGAATACTACTGGATGAATGCCGATCCAGATGAAATGTGGGTTATGGATAAACTTATTCTATCCAGAAAACTAAATTACATCTGCGGTCCTGTGGGACAAAGGGTGCCGAAACCAGATTGGTATATCGTCAGACCTTGTGTTAATGCACTCGGCCTTGGTATGGGGGCCAAAAAGGTTTGGATAGAAAACACAACGGATAACATGCCTGTGGGACATTTTTGGTCAGAGTTCTTCGAAGGTGATCATCTAAGTGTAGATTATGTTTATGGAAAGCAGACGTTGTGTGTCAAAGGTATCAAAAAAGAAAATACAATGACCCGTTGGGATCGTTGGATTAAAACAGACAAAACCATACCGTTCCCGTCTATTCTAAATCAGTTTTCTAATAAAGAAATTATTAACTGTGAATTTATTGGTGGCAAACTAATTGAAGTGCATTTCAGAAGAAATGTTGACTTTGATAATGGAATAAAGGAGTTTATACCTGTATGGGAAGGTCAAAATAAAGTTCCACCGATGGGGTATAAGTTTATTGATTCAAAAGAGTTAAATGGGAGAATAGGAGCTTTTGTTAGATGACTAATGATAAAGAAAATATTATGCAAAAATTGTCTGATCAAACTCAAGAATTTCAAGCATTAATCGAACAAGAAAAACAAGAAATGGACGCCTGGTGGGAAAGTCTTTCGAAGGAAGACCAAATGAAGGCATTCTACTCGGTAGTTAGCCGTATTGTAAAAGGTGAACTAGAAGACCAGGGATCATATCGTTACGTTTTATATAACGTATTTGGCTTTGATGCAGATGCATATATAATGGGAATGAATTGTGGATTTATGGCTTTACATAACGCAATCCCACTTGATGTGAAAAAGATGAGTGAATAATGACTAATAAAATTCCAGATAAGTCTTGGACCAAAAAGGATTTTAAGCTAGACTGGTTTTCAGGAACTGGTGCTGGTGGTCAACATCGAAATAAGCACCAAAACTGCGTTCGTATCACTCATATTGAGTCAGGTATTACTGTAATCGGACAGAACCATAGAGAAAGATCACGAAATCTAAAGGAAGCGTTTAATATACTTGCCAAGAAGGTTGTTCAGTGGTATTATGGAGAGGATCAAAAAAATCGGTTCAATGCCACGGATATTGTTAGGACTTACAATGAACCTGATAATCGTGTTGTTGATCATAGAACTGGCAAGAAGGTTGCTTACAAGAACTTTGACCTAGAAGATATTATTGGAGAAATTTTAGCAGATGAATGAAAAGGGTACGGTAATCTTGTCTTAGGTAATAATTCAACAAATAGCTAAAGCTTGATACAAAACTTTTAGTATAGTATAGACCCTTGGTTTTTATAATAAACTATTATTAATCGACCTTTTGATACCAAAAAATTTCCCGGCGGTTTTTTTATATATAAGGCAAAGCGAAATCCCTTAAAGATGAGGTAAGGCTTTAGTTAAAAGAAAATCGTTTATCGCCTTGCTTTTCGTTTACTCTCGTTGGCGACCCTTCCTTCCCGTTGACTCTCGTTGAAGACTCTTCCTTCTCGTTGACTCTCGTTGAAGACTCTTCCTTCTCGTTGACTCTCGTTGGCGATGCTTATACTCAAAAACTCCTAAACCCCCGAACCATATGTATTAATGGTGGGGGGGGGTTAGAATAAAAATGACCCTAGCGCATGATTCGTTCGTAAGCTTTAAGTATAGCGCTAGCGCAGCGCTACCGCTCAAGCGTTACTCGTGTATACTAATATATAATAAAAGTATCAGCTATATGGGCGAGAATAAGAATACTACCCAAAATACAGCCCATCATAATAAAGAAACGAACCACGAAGAAATGGGATTCCATAACGTATCTCCTAAGAAACTTTTATATTATTTACATTATACCGTATTTTACGGGGAACCGAAAGAACTTTTCTACGAAATTCAAATTATTATACGGGCACCGCGCTCGCATACAATTTGAGTATTTTATCGTTAGTTGGTTGGTTAGTTGTTGGTTGGTTAGTATATAGTTGGTTGGCAGTTGGTTGGTTAGTATATAGTTGGTTGGCAGTTGGTTGGTTAGTATATAGTTGGTTGGCAGTTGGTTGGTCCAGCGCGCGAAGATTCTTAAGAAAACCTCTTTACTTCCAGGGCATCTTAGGGTACAATGGGGTATAGTTAATAAGGAGTTAAAGCTATGTGGAATAAACCAACCCGTCGCTCTGTCGTCGCCTCTGTTATGTCTGCTAACGAAGGTCAGCCTATGGAAGCTGTCCTTCCCCTGATCGTTGAAGCTATTTATTCTAACGATCTCCAGAAAGACGGTTTTGGTATGAAGGAAGCTACCCGTGCATACCGTTCTGCCGTTCGTAATGGACGTGCTCCTGGTGAAAGCTATGCTGATACCAAGGCTAAGGTTACCGAACCCGAAATTGAGGTAGCCTGATTTAAGGGGGCTTCGGCCCCCTTTTTTTCGCTTCGCGCGCCGAAGAATTCTAAGAAAACCTCTTTACTATCATGATCTTATAGGCTATACTTTAAAAATATATTAAAGGAGAGAATATGGAATATCCTAAAATTTGCTCAATGCATTCTGATCTAGAAGCTATGGTTGAGGCTGACGTTAGAGTATGGTGTGCGGAAAATAATCTATCGTTCAATAGTCCTTTTGCGGCATATCGTGCTTATTGGAAAGCTCAACTTGAAGAGTTTTACGACGATATCAAACACGCCTGGAAACAATAGGAAGGATCTTTTTGCCAGCGCGCCAGAAGAATTCTAAGAAAACCTCTTTACTTTCATGCCCGTTTAAGGTATAACATACCTATAGTTACTAAGGAGTTAAAGCTATGTGGAACAAACCAACCCGTCGCTCGGTTGTTGCCGAAGTAATGAACGCTAACACCGATAAGGCTATGGAAGACGTCCTTCCCCTGATCGTAGAAGCTGAATTGGAAGCCGGTTTTGAATGTGACCTTAAAGTCGCTCGTCGTCATTATGCTTCGGCTGTCCGTAACGGTCGAGCAACCGGAGTAATGCCGGAACGTAAAGTAGCTAGCCCAAAACCCCGTAAAAAGAAAACTAAAATTGAGGTAGCTACTACAGCAAGCCCAAAACAGAAAAAGTCTGAGACAAAAGAAACTATTACCGATCAGGAAAAGGATGCTGTTGTCCAGGCTAATATGAAGCGTCTAATGGATTACCGAGCAAAGCTAAAAGCTAAGGAACAAGACGAAGAAATCAAAAAAGAAGCCCAAGAACAAAAACGTTCGGACGATTACGATACTTCGTTTGACGATCCTTATGCTTCCCCTAGTTCGCTTTCTGTAGAACAAGTTTCTAACCTTACTGGATACTGATTAAAGGGGCTTCGGCCCCTTTTCTTTTGCCAGCGCGCTGAAGAATTCTAAGAAAACCTCTTTACTTCCATGGCGTCTTAGGGTACAATGACCTATAGTTAATAAGGAGTTCTGCTATGATTAAGACCCGTGTTGCCTACGAAGCTGCTCTAGCCGTTTATCAGTCCTATCAGGATTTGGGCCGGACGTCTGGTAACGATTTCAAGTTTTTGTTTGAGCTTGCTTATCAAATCGGTGAATACGAACGTACCTATCTGAAATGATCAACGGGGAGCTTCGGCTCCCCAGCGCGCTGAAGAATTCTAAGAAAACCTCTTTACTTCTATGCCCGTTTAGGGTATAACATACCTATAGTTACTAAGGAGTTCTACTATGATTAAGACCCGTCTTGCCTACGAGGCCGCTTGTGCCGTTTATGACAAATATATTGCTGAGGGCCGGACGTCCGATGACGACTCGAAGTTTTTGTCTGAGATATCCCGTCAACTCGCCGATTATGACCGTAGATGCGCCGAGGCTTTATTAAAAGCACTAGGATACGACTTTACATAAGGAAAGGGGCTTCGGCCCCTTTTTCGCGATGGCGCGCTCACGGATTCTAAGAAAACCTCTTTACTTCCACGGTAGCTTAGGGTAATATACTCTTATAACTTAAAGGAGCAAATTATGTCTATCAAAAATTCTTATATTTCTGAAGGCTTCGACCTTAGCCACGAAAAAATGGGAATATATATTGAGGAATTTGCTGATAATTCTACCCAGCTAACTATTGAGTTAGAAGTTATCCCTGGAGATTCTTATAATTCCCCAACTTTTACTTTCGCCGATCTTTATGATGTAAAAAATGTTCGTGATATTCTGAACGAATATATTGAAATAGTTGAAAAAGAACTTTGAGGAAAGGGGCTTCGGCCCCTTTTTTCTTACCCGAAGCGCGCCGAAGAATTCTAAGAAAACCTCTTTACTTCCACGGCAGCTTAGGGTATAATGACCTATAGTTAATAAGGAGCCTTAAATGATGATTACCACTCGTGTTGCCTTTGAAGCCGCTTCTGCCGTTTATGACCGTTATATTAAAGAGTGCCGGGTCTACGGTGACGACTGGACGTTTTTGTGTGAGCTTGCCCGTCAACTCGCTGCGTTTGATTATGATTGGCGCCCAGCTGCTCTAGCTAATATTGATGAGTAAGGAAAGGGGAGCTTCGGCTCCCTTTTTTCGCGATCGCGCGCTTGGCCATAAAAAACCTCTTTACTTCCATGCCCGTTTAAGGTATAATGTACCTATAGCTTTTAAGGAGACCTGCTGATGAATAAAAATAATTACGGCAATCTAGTGTTAGGTGATATCGACCGTCCAGCCGGGGAGTGCCTTCGCTTTCGCCGGGATGAGAGCGGTGCGTGGTTTGAATATGTGCCACCACAGAATACAGGCCAAAATACCAAAATCTTTAAAATGGATAATCCAGCCGTAGTAAAAATGCTAATACGTATGTTGAAAGAATAAGGAAAGGGGAGCTTCGGCTCCCAGCGCGCTGGCCATAGAAAACCTCTTTACTTCCATAGCAGCATAGGGTATAATGTACCTATAGCTTTTAAGGAGTTCTGCTATGAAAACCATTGCCGCCATCCGCCGTGAGATTACAAATCACATCACTGACAAAATTATGAGCAATCCGATGCACAAGGATTCGGACCGGATGACTATCCGTAAACGTACACTACAAGAATTGAAAGGTATCGACGAAGAATCCCTTCGTAGAATCCATACTAGCATAGCATGATCCAACGGGGAGCTTCGGCTCCCCAGCGCGCTCGCGGATTTTTTAAGAAAACTTAAGAAAACCTCTTTACTTCCATGGCAGCTTAGGGTATAACATACCTATAGTTAATAAGGAGTTAAAGCTATGTGGAATCGTCCTACTCGCCGTTCGGTTGTTGCCTCTGTTATGTCTGCTAACGAAGGCCAGCCTATGGAAGCCGTTTTGCCTTTGATCGTGGAAGCTATCCATTCCGAAAACTTAGAGAAAGATGGCTTTGGCATTAAGGAAGCTACCCGTGCCTATCGTTCGGCTGTTCGCAACGGTCGTGCTCCTGGTGAAAGCTATGCTGATTCTAAAGCTAAGGCTGCCGAACCCGAAATTGAGGTAGCCTGATTTAAGGGGGCTTCGGCCCCCTTTTCTTTTGCCAGAGCGCGCCGGAGGATTCTTAAAAAACCTAAGAAAACCTCTTTACTTCCATGGCAGCTTAGGGTACAATGGGGTATAGTTAATAAGGAGTTAAAGCTATGTGGAATCGCCCTACTCGCCGTTCGGTTGTCGCTGGAGTAATGAACGCTAACACCGACAAGGCTATGGAAGATGTCCTTCCCCTGATCGTGGAAGCTATCCATTCCGAAAACTTGGAAAAGGATGGATTCGGTATTAAGGAAGCTACCCGTGCTTATCGTTCGGCTGTCCGTAATGGCCGGGCAACCGGTGAAAGCTTTGCCGATACTAAGGCCAAAGCCTCCGAACCCGAAATTGAGGTAGCCTGATTTAAGGGGGCTTCGGCCCCCTTTTCTCCATCGCGCGCTGGGCCATAGAAAACCTCTTTACTTCCATGGCAGCTTAGGGTATAATGTACCTATAGCTTTTAGGGGTTCGCTATGACTACTTTTTTCGTGTTCGTTATCATTGGCCTTGTAGCTTATGATCTGTTTGTACTGGAGAACTATTAATGACTTATGCTGGAGTGTTTGTCTATTTCACCGTTTTGTTTATCGGGATCGCCGTAATGCTATTGATTGATATCAATTACCGAGAAAAATAAACGTAAAGCTGGAGGGATTTCCTCCAGCGCGCCAGGCCATATAAAACCTCTTTACTTCCATGGCAGCTTAGGGTATAACATACCTATAGGTAATAAGGAGTTAAATCTATGGGTTTGCTGATGTGTTTGAATGATATTAATATACGTCGTGCCTATGAGAATGGTACGTTGGTTTGTGAACGATTGGTTGGTCGTCTCGGGCCGTTTATCGCCATTGGTGATGGTTATGGCATTTTATGCGTAGCTGATAATGAGTATGATGCAATTGATCGTATTGAGCAGGCGATTGGAAAAGATTTGGAGAAAATTCCATGGGTTAAAAATAAATGAGAAATGGGAGCTTCGGCTCCCAGCGCGCCAGGCCATAAAAAACCTCTTTACTTCCATGGCAGCTTAGGGTATAATGGGGTTTAATCTTATGGAGAAGTTTTATGAAACTCGGCGATGTAATGGAAACTTTTTCTTGGCAGCCTGAAATTGAACCTTCATTAAAAACTTTGGAAACCAGTTCAGATTTATTTGAACGGATTAATGCCAACAGCACTTTAATGTCTGTGGCCTTAAAAGTTTCAAACGGAGACGCTTTGCTAGCTGCGGATATCATGGGTCAAGTTCATAAGGTGCTTGGGCGCGCCGTCGGCATATTCATATTTTATGACCGAAGCGCGCGATCGCCATAAAAAAATTAATGAATTCAACGGATTACCCCTTTACTTTCAGCCCCTAAACGGTTAAGATATAAAACTAAGTTAAACGCCACGAGTTTCGAAATGAACTAATCGGTTCCATCGTGTTCGAAGAAAGAAAACAACTCATTTCCGAAATATCCTTTCGATGTAACGGATCCTTCCTAACCCAGCGTTTAACGATCGAGAACCAAGAATCCGGAACCAGGATTCGCGAACCAAGAATGCGCAACCAAGAATCTACAACCAGGAATCTAACAGGAATGCGCAACCAAGATTCTAGAACCAAGAATGCGCAACCAAGAATCCAACATATTATACAATACAACACACTATATTACAATGTATAATAAGGTCTAGCTGTTAGGCAATTATCATTAGACCTTATTATACCCATTATGCATTAAACATACATTACTATTGAATTGAATTATGAAAACTTAATTTTAGAAATTATTAAAAACGTATAGTGGATTGTATATTACACTTCCGGAATCATTGTTATAATAGAAAAGTATGGGCGGCTTTTGACCGCCTTTTTTTACACCATGTTGTCAGGGAAGTTGGTCAAGGAAGTTGGTCAAGGAAGTTGGTCACGAGAGTTGGTCAGCCATGTTGGTCACGAGAGTTGGTCAGCCATGTTGGTCACGAGAGTTGGTCAGCCATGTTGGTACGTTACACATATCAATCTCCCAGAGACTTTAGAATATTCATTTTTAACAATCTACCGTTTTTCTGATGTTCCTCAGCTTCTTTCAATGTTGAGAAATTTCGATCATGCATTCGATTAATCTTTGATACTTTTTCCTCAGCTTCTTTTCTATCAGTGAAATACTCAACAGTTCCATGTTCGTTAATATCTTCAATTGTGATATACTGATAATCACATTTATCGTCAACTAGATAAACCCGATCAAGAAGTTCATATTTATCCCCAGAATTACCAATATCACCTTCAATGTTTGTTGCGGTTTTGCCAGTCACTGTTAGTTCTTTTATCTTTCCAACCCACGTTTTGGCTGTATACCGAAACCACACCTTACCATCAAACTCAGCGAATTCTTTGTCAGGGGTATCATCAAACATCCGGCACTCTTCGATAACCCGATAAACAGTATCACCAATTTTCAAATTATTAAAATCAAACATCATTTGGTCGCTTTGTTAGTGTGAACTTCCAATCGCTATGGTCTGGTAGATTATCGAACAATACGATATGATCAATCCGCCGATAATCTTCCCCACCAGAAACCCACATGTCGTCGTAGTTTTCACTAATTTTTGGTTTTTCCGGGTACATAAACACTTCTAGATTCCGATCCATAGCTGCCCATTGCCATCTCCGGTCGATCACTTCCCATGGAATACGCAATTCAATATTTGGCTTGACACGATAAACATTATCTAGATACCAATTGCATTTTTCGCGAACATCATGCCAACCATTAGTATAACGTTGAATTGTCTTACCATCCCGTTCAGCCATCATAAGATGACGAACATGAGCTGCATGCATATCACCTAGTGCTAGCTTGCTTTCATTACGTACAGTCATTACTTTTCTCCTTTATAATAAACAACATGCCATTTGTCAAAAACACATTCATCTGTAAAAATAACATATACTGAATGTTGCATTCTCAGTGCACCATCATCCCATTCATAATTAGAACGGCTGCCCGTGCTAACAACAGCACCATCTTCTTTTGCCATACGACATGCCTCAATAAAGCTTAGATTTTTGGGATATTCTTTGTATTCTTCCCATTCATCATAACCGCTAGTAAGCCAGTTACCAATTGATGAGTCAACAACAAAAGAATCGTTATCGCATATGTCATAGCTACCATCAGTATATACATCAGCATAGATATATCTGGTGGCGTCTTTCCAATTCCGGCGACGATACCTTTTACCATCAATCAATCCAGGGATAATTTCGTGGAATTTCATTGTTTTTCTAGTCTCCATTTCAAGGCCATACATCGCCGTACACGACTGATACAATCGTTGATTCGCTGAGGTTTATTTTTGGGGATTTTTAATCATTCGTTTTTTTAACACTTATTATATAACATATGTTATTGTTTAGGGTTAGACCGTACAGTTTAAACTACATAAAAAACTATACGATCTTTTCACTATCACTTAGTCTTACGGTATATTAGACTATCATCAAATTTTGTTATATTATTCAACGGAAACCATTGTTGGAAGTTTAATTCAAACATTTCAAAGGTCTGGCCTTTTTCCAGTTCTTTTTGCATGGTACGTTGTACGTCTTTGGGGAGTTTTCCGAAGGGAGTCATTAGTCTATATTCCTTTACTTACAACAAGTTACACGGGCGATGCGTTGCCAGTTCTGAGGATTGCCGGCTCTTAGGTTGGCTACTTTGATTGCCATACGAAGTGAAAGCTCTCGGAGGCTGTTTTGGTTTTCTTCAATGAAGTCCATTACCTCTTTTTCTTTATTAGTGTCCGAGAGAAAGTTGTTTAGCATACCCTGGCTTACCACTTGTTTGATACGAATCAAGTAGTCACGGCGTGTTTTAAGTGACAAGTCAATATAGTGACTACGTGATACAAGTGCTTCCAGGTGTGGAGTGAGTTTATGACGCTTATTAATCATGGCGTCGAAGTCAAGGTTTGTGATAAAGATAATTGTGCCGTTGAAGTCGAAGCTCTTGGGAACTTCCTCGCCGGTTTCATCATCAATTAAAGTGCCTTCGGAGAGCCAGGATACTCGGCGTTGCTCGGTTGTATCACAAACGGCCTTCAGAATATTGAGTGAGGTATCGTCATGAAAGATAGTATCGGCGTCGTCGAATACAAGAACCTGCCCCTCATTACGATAGTTGTATAGAAGTTTAATCAGACCGGTTGCTCGAACGTAACCCTTCACAATCAAACTACTATTGGTATGCCCGGCTAGCTTTTCCTCAACCGTATATGACTTACCCAGGCCAGCCGGACCAGAAACGATTAGTGAGCGAGCCGTACCTAGAATACAGGCCTCGGCCAGAAGTCCAAGGACGTCGAAACGGTCGTAAATACGCTGACTTACTTGCTCGTCAGTTTCTTCATGAACAACGGGCTTGGAGGAAACGGTCATCACCGGCAAACGGGTTTTATTTCTTGACATAGTATATTCCCTTTATCAATTTATACACGTATTATAGCCTAGGCCTTTATGAAAGTAAAGAGCTTTTTATTGGCTTGGGGCCGTTTCATTTTAGTTCAATATTATATACTATTCTATAGTGGTCAAGCTTTATAATACACCTCAACCATTTTTAAGATAACATTTTTTCTGGGGTTTCCATAAATTTTGATTTGTTTATCGAAGAAACCAGTAATGTCTTTTATGATAGTGTACTGCCATGTTTTACCCTTTCGTTCTTTCTCAGGACAAATACGGAGTAAAGAGTCAAAGAAAAGCCAGAATAATTTTGTGTGGTCATGGCCATGGCGTCTCTGAAGTTTTTTTCATTTTCAAACACATATACATAATCTCCTGTTTTCCATTATATACATAATAAATTTATTCTCCTCTAATCAAGAATACTTATGAGTCAACTATCGGTTTTAATGTTTGACTCTATAGGTACAATTCGGCCACCAAAGAGGCATAACTGCTGTTTGCCATTTGCCGTTCACCAGCATCTCAATGGTCTTGCCGTTTTTATGGGAGGCCATCATAGCGTAGATTTCCTCCATGCTATGATCTTTCAGAAGCTTATACATTATCGGATTCTTTATTCTCATGATAAAATTTAATCATTCTGGCGATCCGCCCGTGATCTGCCATATACAAAACGTATTCGTTCAGGGTTAAGATGTTTTCTTCATCGACATATTCCAGGCCACCGTAGTAGTCCACTCTACGACGATCATGTTTATCCACCATCACGAACTCGCCATCTTTATCCACATGAAAAATTCCACAACGAGGATCAAGGCCCAGGTCTCTGGCCGAAACTTTTTCAGTTTGCTCCAGAATACTATATTCTAGATCTTGTAGGGATTCAAAAATTTCATTCACATTCATCATTTTCTTCCTTAAACCATTCCATACATTTACGAATACGTAGCTCAATTGATAGGAGTAAATCCTCGATTTCATCCTCGCATTCTTCGATACGGTACTTGTTCATTACCGCCGAAGGATCACGGTTTGTTTTTATCCATTCCTTATAATCCATATTTCCGTCAATATCTATGCGATATTCGTTTAACATATAGATATGATTAAGAAGGCGGGAAATAGCTTTATCTCGTTCAGTCATACAGAGAATCCTCCAGGGCCAAAACTTCGTCAGAAACATTTTGATTCTCGAACCAACCCATAAACTGGAAAGGCTCGTCTTCTTCGTTTTCGTATTCGTCTTCATACTCGGGTTTCAGAAAACCGTTTTCGTCGTAACGCTCTTCTTGGCCGTCATTGACCCAAGCGTGAAAGGAGGCCAAAACTTCAGGATCGATTTTTTTAGACATGATATAAAACCTTTATCAATTTATACACGTATTATAGGCTAAGATCGTATGATAGTAAAGAGGTTTTTTATGGTTTTTTATAAATTATTTTTCCTGACTCGCAGGTCTTCGATGGCGGCTTTTTTTGACCGAAACGGTCCGCCCACAAACCGACCGTTTTGTCTCACATAGTAAAGGTATTTCCCACGGCCAGGAAGGAACCAGACTCGTTCCTTAAACAACGTATAATCCATATCAATCAACCACAAAACCAGAAGTGTCTTTACGAGCTTTACCCTTGGCGTACAAAGCCACGATAGAGCCATGAGGATCAAGGTGACGGATATCCGTATCATCACCGTCCACCACAGGAAGTCCCATGAAAGTTTCCCCGTTCTCTAACAAACGCTGCACAATAGCACGCTCACGAAACACGACAGCAATACGATAGCCAGCGCTGACAGCTTGCTCGTTCACGTGTTGATAAAGGGGAACACCGGAATAGGAAAAAGTCAAATCGTAGTTTGATGGGATATTCTTACGATTAGTGAGTTTGGTATAATCGTAGAACTGAACTTCAGGAAACTCCTGAGGAATACCAAAATTCTCCCAACGAATATCGCTCGTGCCGTTCAAGCGGATCAAAGGAACATATCCGCTCTTCGTGATAGACTTGACACAACGACGAATTTCCTTGCGAAGGAGTACCAGAAATTCGTCACGATATTGTTGGAAGAATAGGGTTTTACGGAGGCGACCAATTTGAACGTTGGACATGGCGCCCATGCCAGCGGTGTTCAAACACGGAGCCTCACACTGAGCCAAAGCTGCTGTCGGGCACATATTCTCACCGGAACCACGCCCGGGAGTCAGATACATGATAGCAGTCTTGAAACCTTTTTTCTGACCTTTGATGGTTTTCGCATTACCATCAATCGCCAAAAGTTGTTCAGGTTTCTTGGAGAACAACTCTCGGTATTTCGGAGTTGTTTCAATTTGCTCCCGGATTTTAGAGGGAACTTTGGTCAGATCATAAATCATCTTATAAACCTTTAATCAATTTATACACGTATTATAAGCTAAGCTGGCATGATAGTAAAGAGGTTTTTTATGTTTTTTTATAAACTGATGTGAACCCAACTCCCATGGCAGGGCATACAGTTATTTTCTCTGGGAGGCCATTCACATCTTTTTCGCCGCTTTCTCCGCAAATAAAATATGTTCCCGATACTTCTGGCCTTAAATGTTTAAATATTTTACGATAAAGATTAAATAATTTATATTCTTCTTCTGTTATTTCAACCATCACCAGCTCGCCCAATAGTAAACATCATTGCCCTCAAAAACTTTGTTCCCAAAAAGGTTTTCAATTCGTTCAACAGTATATTCCAATTGGTCGTAGTAGTAATCGTCGTATGACGTATTACCAAAAAAGAAACCACTTTGTGAGGGAAGAAGATCTTCTGCTAGCTGTCGGTCGGCCAAAATTTTCTGACAAATATCTTGTAGATTTTCCAGAATCTCTTTGGTGACCAAGAATGGTTCACAATTATCGACTCCTGCCAGGTCCACAAAATATTTATGGATAGCATTGGCCTTACGCCAATACGCTTCTTCAATATAGTTACAACCAGAATTCTCGTAGCGAGGAAACTCCCCTTCACTAACAGTAACCAAATGCATATCTAAACCCATGATATAACTCCTTATCAATTTATACACGTATTATAAGCTAAGCCGGTATGATAGTAAAGAGGTTTTTTTATGTTTTTTTATAAACTGATGTGAACTCAACGCTCATGACCGGAGAATATAAAGATGGGAGCCGAAGCTCCCATCATAGTTATTGGAATTTACCGTTAGTGACACCAAATTCAGGAGCAACACGTTCTGCATCTGGAAGACTAATCAATCCAAGGTCAGCGAGATATCCATCAGGCCCCCACGTAGATTCATCAGTAAATTCATTTACGTAATCTTCAACACCATCTATAACGGTATTATGATCATTTTTTACATAAAACCACAACGAACGAGAAACAGGATAAATGCCGTCGGCAATATTATCGTAGGTTGGTTCAACACCATTGATAACCGCACCTTTAATTTTCTCATAATTTTGATCTAAGAATGAAAATCCAGCAATACCAAAAAGATTGTCATCTTTTGAGATTTTCTCGACAATAAGATTATCGTTTTCTCCGGCTTCAATATAGGCACCATCTTCTCGAAGTTCAACATGTAGGTCAAAAGCCTTGGCAATTGGTTCCATCACCAATTCTTCAAAGGCATCTCGTGTACCAGACGAAGGTGGTGGGCCCATAACAGCAATTGGAATATCGGGCAGGCCTGGTCGAACATCACTCCAATTGGTATAGGGATTTGGTACGGTTTCTCCGGCATATTTGATCGTTGAGTTCAGGGCAAAGAACAAATCTTCGTTGGTAATCTCCATATCATAACCGCCGATATTTCCGATCAAAACAATACCGTCATAACCAATTTTATATTCAGTTACTTCGGTCACGCCATTATCCCGACAAAGTGCTACCTCTTTATCTTTGATACGTCGAGAAGCATTGGTAATGGTAGGAGTATCTTCATCAACACCGGAACAAAATAGTTTGAATCCTCCTCCGGAACCAGTAGATTCAATTGTTGCTTTCATTCCAGTTTTGTTAGAAAACTGTTCGACCACGGCCGAAGCAAAGGGGAATACTGTAGATGATCCAACAATACGAATATCATTCGCACTTGCGGTCAATGCAGTAGTTGTTAGTAGGATTGTTGCTAGGATTGTTTTCATTTTAATTTCCTTCTTTTAGTGGAGAGAATCCGTTAAGGTTTTGTGTTCGTGGTTTGGGGGTAACAATAACAACTGGTTCGTTCTTTTCTTGGTATTCCATCAGTTCGCGATTAACTGGTGTTTTAATAGCTACTTTTGGTTGAACGTTCGAACCGAAGAAAAGTAAGGAACCCGCAAACAAGATAAGAAAAATGATATATCGTTTTCCAATAATTTTAAACTTTCCAGTTTTTTCGTAATGATTTATGGTGCTAACCCAAGTAACTGTTAAAAATTGATATACGATAAATAAACCAACCACCAGCACCAATAAAAACATCAAAAAGTTAAGTGCGGCAAAGGATGCCGCTCCCGTCATAAATTCAAGATTAAACATTACTGTTTAGCTCCATTAAAGATTTTATTTTGAAGACCAATCGATCCCATCATATCAACAGGGAAGAATACCGCATTCTTATTTTTGGCCATTTCTTTCAAAACTTCTAACTCCATATAGCGAAGAACTTCTGGTGTCACACCTTCGGCCAAAATTTGATTTTGTTCGGCAATTGTTTGTGCTGCCAATAGGTCAGCTTCCCGTTCCGCTCGTGTTACTTCAAGACGAGCCTGGGCCTCACGAATTTTAACCTGAGCGTCAGCTTCAGCACGTTCTACGTCAATCTTACGGGATTGAGCGGCTTCACGAGCCTGGGTAATTACTGATGGAAATTTGATATTTGCCAGCCCGAATTGTTTAACTTCCAGGGGAGTTTTCTTCAGGGCACCTGATACTTCTTGTCGAAGTCGTTCAGATACTGCTGATTGGTTAGCAGCGATTTCAGCGATTGAATATTCCGAAAGAGTTGAACGAACAACATTACGAACCACTGATTGGCCGTATACTGTATAGATATTGGCCAGGGTTGTGCCGTAATTTCCACTGTCCAAACGGACAGGTACAACTCGATCAAACACCGAGATAATCTGTGTTTTATCTTCAGTCAAGGCAAGAGTGAAACGAACATCAATTCCCAAGTCCAAGTTATCTTGCGGCATAAGCACAGTCATTTCTTCTTTCATACCAACGTCAGAAGCTTCAACCACAACAAGTTTATCACAATTTACCCAACAGAAAGGTAGACGAAACCGACTCGGTGGAATTAAATCTCCTTGATATCCATTTTTACCAAGAATCATACCTACCGATGCAGGCGGCACTTCCACTCGTTCTCCCACACAGCCTGATAGGCTAAGAATCATTCCCACGGGAATTAGAGGTAGCAGGATCTTTTTCATTATCAATTTCCTTTTTCAGTTTTGAACGTAGTTCTTCTAACCAATACATAGATTGGTTAAGATATTTTCTGGTGTCGTCTTTTAATTTTGCATTATCAGACCGACCATAATCTAAATCATAATATGCCTCGTTGACATATCGTAGTATTTCTTTGTAAGTCATCACCACATCACAATCATCGCCGTTAGGATTAAAGCATAGATTAGATTGGTATTAATCTTTTTATTGATATCAATCAGGTATAAAGATTTAATCAACCCAGCATGTTTTTCATTTATTTTGGTATTTTTTAGTTTTTTTGAACCGAGTAACTCGGACCACTGGCGGTAACACTCGGCTTCTGTCAAGGAATTAATTCCGATATAAAACTTCATAAAAACAAAAGCCCTACGCATTGCTACCCATAGTAAGCCCAATTGACAGGCCAATAAGGTATATCTTAAGATTTCAATCATGATAATTTTGACAATGATTCTACCCAAGTAACATCAATTATAATCGTACCCAACATTAATAACCACAATTATCAACTTTAATTTGATTTGCGGAAACAATTTAGGCCCATATACGGGGCATGTTTAACGTTGCCAATAGCAACAGTACAAATAGTATCAGGATCAGTTTTAGATTTCCATTCATAAACTCGAAAATCAAAACCAAATGCTTCTACTTTAAAAGCTTCGCTCTTTTGCGTGGGCCATCCGGAAGTAGCGATTGCACCCCAAACACCAGCCTGACTAGCAGTTGCAGCGCCGATCAACGCACCAGCAACAATACCACCAACGACACCAAAAACAATCTTATACATTTTTAAACCCTTTCAGTTTATGCGATTACCAGTACCTGTTGCACATTAAAACCAAAAGCTTTAAATTGCTCTTTTTCTGTCAGACCAAACGAACCAATATTTGATTTGTTTCCGTCTCCGGCGCATTCCATAAATTTCTTCCAGGCTTCCTTTTTGGTATCGCCAGCATTTTCCATGTTCATTTCAACCCACAACTCTTCGTTGGTTTTACCTTTACGGATTGATTGTGGAACGATAGCTATCATCATATGGTAAGGAGGCATCACCATCCATTTTTCAATTTTAGTCATTTATATTTTCCTTATTCAGTAATTTCACCAACAGCCAAAATCTGAATAGATTTTACTCCATTAGTATCGATTTCTACCTTTCCACCAGGAAAGGTAATCCTTTGTGCTCTGTCGTATGGATAATCGCCATGGTTAATAGAACCGGTAACGACCAAATTCATAGACTCGTATTGTCCCATTACATCTATTGTGTAAAATGTAATTTTGGCTCGAATTAAGCCAGTGGTTGGCATCTTATTACCAAATTTCCAAACAACGTGTTCAACTTTCATAACAAACCTTATTTCAATTTATAAGTTGATTATATATGAAAAGGGGCTGAAAGTAAACCCCTTTTTATCGTTTTATTTTTTGGATGCGGAAGTAGGATTTGCACCTACGATCTTCTGCTTATGAGACAGAAATGTTACTACTACACCATTCCGCTTTAAAACTATCTTAAGAGATACACTGGTAAGATTTGCACTTACAATCGTTATCGTCTCGCATTTTACTGCAACGGCGTTACTAGTTAGCCCACAGTGTATCTTTTAAGATAGTTTTGCCTAGCCTGAGATTATAGCATAAGATGGAAGTCTTTTGTAGCATTATCGTAAGCCTTGCGAGCCACGTTCTCTACGTATCCACTGCATTGTGTGGAACACTAATACAGTATCTTCCAACGCTGCCTTTTTATACAGGTGGCATTTCCTGTGTCATACGTCACTACTCGTCTTTCAATCTTCCGCCTGCCTTGCGAGCAGTTCAACTCCGCTAAGAGTTTACGTTTTCTTTCCAAACAAACACATCCGCCTTGCGAGCTTCAATGCACCATATTCCCTTACGAGTATGGTATTAAGCGTCTTTAATGACGTACCGGAGTAGACTTTGCTTTTTAAACAAATGCAGGATTTGAACCCACTACCTAAAGATTATGCGTCTTTTGCTCTACCAAATGAGCTAATTTGCGAACCTACTGTGATGTGCCACTCCAGTTGCTTCATATCCTTTTGGGATACAAAATACAACACATCACCTGTCTTTCTCCTTGCGGGATACTAAACGATACTTCAAGTTTCCAGGTCCTACCCTTTCAACTCTTGTAATGCTACTTTGCCTTTCCACGCTAATGGTCAAACTCAGTAACTACTCATTGAGTGTAAGATTCGGTAGTTTGGTTAATCGTAGCTTCACCACCACAGTCAATTAGACCTCACCGATTGGCTCCGGTCACATCCTTTCGGACTACAATTCTACCTTGCTCCACTATTGCCATTCTACTGACAACGAGTTGCTTTCGGCTATCAACCGAGTCAACTCCACTCTGAGCTTGTATAGAAGGACCATTGCTGGCGGCAGTTTATAGGAAACCTGCCTTTGGGACTGTTACCAGTCTTACCCTATTCCCATGACCCGAAGATCATGGGACAAGCGAGCTATACCTCGCAATTTATTTATGGTGCTGTTAGTAGGAATCGAACCCACAACCTGCTGATTACAAAACAGCTGCTCTTCCAATTGAGCTATAACAGCGAATTATTCGTTTTGCTGGATAGGTTGGACTCGAACCAACAACCTGCTGATTAACAGTCAGCTGCACTGCCATTGTGCTACTATCCAGCAAAACGAACAAAATTCTTATTAAAAAAATGGCGAAGGTGCCAGGACTCGAACCCGAACTTTCAGTTTTGGAGACTGACGTGCTAGCCATTAACACTACACCAACATATTTTTTGGGGGCAGCGGTAGGATTTGAACCTACGATCTCCAACTTATGAGGATGGCGAGATAACCACTTCTCCACGCTGCGTCAACTTTATTTATATTGACAAATCATTTCAAGTTATATGCATTTTTCTCTTTCGTATTTTGGTAGGCGACCTGGGTTACGATCTGTCGCTTTTAATTGTTTTGTAGTCCCTATGGGATTCGAACCCATATCGCTCTCTAATCTGGAGACGGTGCCGCTTATAAGACGGGTGTTTTACCATTAAACTAAGGGACTACAAAACAATCAAATTAACTTCTTTATATTTTCCCAATCTAAATTATGTTTATCCAAAACAACTTTTTTACCACACAATTCACATACGCAATGTTTATACGTAGCCTTTCCCATCTCAATCCTTCCGCCCATTATTTTTGGATGATTCGGGAGGATTCGAACCTCCGACAACTGAGTCAAAGTCAGCTATGATACCACTTCACCACGAATCAAAAATTGGTAGACCCTGTGAGATTCGAACTCACGGCCTTCCGATTAAAAGTCAGATGCTCTTCCAACTGAGCTAAGGGTCCATACTTGGTTGCCCTACGAGGTAACGATCCTCGGTCTTTCGATTATCAGTCGAATGCTTTCCCATTAAGCTATAGGGCAATAATAATTTGCTAGGCGATCCCGTCCACTCATCCCTAACAATCTCCCGCATCCTTCACTCTAACCGAGTATCTAACTTGCGAGCTTACCTTGCTAATTTCCTTTTTTATCAACTTATAGATATATTATAGTATATCTAGCATAAAAAGTAAAGAAGTTTTTATTGGCTAACACCAATAAAATTTGCTTTAATTAAATTTGACGAAATACTGTTAAGTTGGTTAACAACTGAAATCAAACGATCATAACTTTCTTTAGAAATTTCCTCATCATTTTCAATTTCTCCAAAGGCCATAATTGAAGTTTTTTTAATATCCGATGCTAAATTATCAATCATTTCCCAATAAATTAATTCCTTATCACTAGGCTCTGCAATTTTATTCCAATTAATTTCCATTTAAACTTCCTATTCAATTTATACATATATTATAGTTTATTTCAAACTGAAAGTAAAGAGTTTTTTATGATTTAGACAAATTTAATATGCTTTCGACCTTTATCATCAATATACACTGATGCAAAATAATCACTATCGTTTTGATCCTTTTTCTCCAATTTCTCAATCAAAGATTTCTTTTTAATTCTGGCAGTGACCGTTTCTGCCGCATTCAGGTGAACTTCTCCTCGTACAAAATCCGCTGTCTTAATTTCTTCAATCAGTTCCTTTGCTGTATATCTTTTCATTTGTCTTTCCTACTACTAATTCCGTATTGGAATAAAACCAGCATTCATGTTTCTCAATGCTACTTAGTTCTTGAAATGTTCGGTAATTCATACCAGTTTCTGAATTCCATTCAAAACAAGATATCCAATCTCCCCAATACTCTTCTTTGTCAGTAATATACTTATCTATAACAAAATGGCATTGCACATAACCAGGAGCTGTTGTTTGTGAACCAACCCCTTTAATAAAGTCGTCTTGTCCGCCTTTATACAGAGCCTCAAATATTTCTTCGTTTTCAAACTTATGTATAATCATTAGTACCACAAACTCGTATAATATTTACCAAACAATTCCAATCCTTCAAAGAATTTATCGGCCTTTTCGCTTTTTTCCCAATACATACCACAATTCTCATGCTTGGCATAAATTTCAAAGGAATAAATCATCTTGTCCAGAATATCTGTCATCATACCATCCTCGGTTTCTTTATCTAGGACATATTTATATTTGATATCTTTGAATTGTTTCAAAGCAGGAAGAATGATAATGGCCAAAGTTGAATCCAAAGAATAGAAATCTTCTCCATCAAATTCTACCTTAACTTTTTTACGGGAATTGTTATCTTTTTTATATTTACCAATATTTACTTTCATTGTATCATCCTATAAAATTGGTGGCCCCTGTAGGATTCGAACCCACGACCCTGGAGGTAGAAACTCCATGCTCTAATCCGCTGAGCTAAGGGGCCATTAAACTTTTTACACAGAAATATTTTTTAGATTTTGCACGACTTCGCCCACAGTAAGGTCTTCGCGATCTTCTACAAGGGCATAGTACGTCTTATCAAAAATATCGGGTTTACAAGGATAAAATTCGCCTTGTACCCCGCAAATAATATAATCCCCAAGACTAGCATTCATCGTCCCTTCAAGGGTCTGAATACTCAAACTTTTTGGGGAGTAATTTTTAGATACACGCCAAGAATTACTGGACCCAAAGAAATCAATAATTTCTTGATAGTTGTCACCATTCCACTGAACCGCAGTTACTTCAACTGGTTTTTTACGATATCGTTTTACGCTCATGGATACACCCTTTTTAATTCACCATTAATATTGTATACCGAAATTTTATCAAATCCTTCGTTTATTGTTGGCATCTGAAAACTACGTTCCATCTTAAACAAGACTTCTTGGGGAATTTTCTTATACACCCGTTTTGTAATTCGACGGTTCCAAACATCTAAATCATCAATGGTGATAAAACATGCGTTAAACGTCCATTCATCATCACTAGATGATAAAATCTTTGAAGTAATTTTCCCACGCTTTTTGCGCGAAAGATTGGTTTGATCCCAAATAATGTTGTTTGACGTATAATTAAATGCATCATCCAAACGGTCATCACAAAAATTCGTGGCTTCTTTAATCGTATCGGCAAAGATATCGTTATACGTTGAACCCAGTTTTTGCACTTTATCTTCAATATACCGGTCCGTGCTGTACACAAATGCATTCGGATCCATAAGTCGAAATTTCTCAACCAAAGTAGACTTACCTGAATAAGGCATCCCAACCATAATAGTACAAACACGCTTCATAATATATCTCCAAAGAATTGGTGCGAATAGTGGGATTCGAACCCACACTGTACGAATTTTAAGTTCGTTGTCTCCTACCGGTTGGACTATATTCGCTTTATTATTTACATAGTATAGCTTATTTAAGCTTAGAAGTAAAGACTTTTTCCGTCTCAATACAAACAATTATTATATCATATTCCGGAAGAAATTTTCTTCTTTCTTTTAATTTAGATTCTTCTTCCATGCATTCTTCCATAGAAGGCATTTCAAAAGACATAAATGTAATATCCATTGGATCAGGATTAGATTTTAATGCAAAAGATAATACTAATTCTATTAACATCAAAAACTTTCTTTATCCAATATATCAGATAAATCGACACAATTGGTTGCATAAAAGAATTTATCGTCAGGTTCTGTTATAAAAGTCTCTGACTGTAATGCTTTACAAAGTGCCATATTCGGAACTGGTATCGTCAGAATATTTTGCTCCAAAGGTTTAGTTTCTCCGGGCAACACAATAGCGACTAAAAGATAAATTAATTTCATTATAGAACTCCTTGAATTGTGGGCTAACCATTGACCCACGCGGACGTATTAAGTCGTCACACTGATAAAATCTGATCTTTCAGGAGTTTTATTAAGATCTTCCCATTCTTGACGGGTTGTTCCGTAAAGAATAAATTCTTGAGCTTCGACAGAAATATCAGGAAATGCATCCTCCAGTGTAATTTCCCCATTTTCAAAAGCATGATATTTTATATCAAAATCTAACTGAGAATAGTTCTTAAACTCCAGAGTTCTTACTCTTTCGGTCAACATCGATTTATTTCTGAATCTGGCTGACATTATTCTTCATCATCTCCATGACCAGGATTGATTACGAATAACATAAACAACTCAATCGTCAAAACCAAAGGCCAAAATACGAAATACAAACCATTTGGCCTTTCCCCTTCATAATCAGGTGGAAATTGCAACAAATTAGATATTGCAACCCCACCTATGTAATAAACCCAAAGTAGAGTACAAGCAAGTATAGTCTCTAGAAGAGTCATACGTTTCCTTCCTAGATGTTTATGTCATACTTCTATTTATACTTTTGGTTTACTTTGATTTTCCAATTTAATTTCCAAACTTTGACCATCCAAACAACATATTTTTTGATTTTGTGTTTTTATAGCATGGCATTTTGTCGAACCTCATCAAAAGTGGTTTCACGAACAAGTTTTCCATTATAGAATACACGCTTAAGTCTTGGATCATCAAATCGACCTTTTTTAGACTTCTTACCAGGATCGGTAATAGGGTCTTTGAATACGTCTCGCCATACGCCATCAACCTTTGCAGCAGAACACTTCATGGCAAACTTCTGATCATCTCTTTGAGATGTACTTAAAAGGTTTGCACCCATACCAAATGCCACATTATCGGCAGAATACCTATTGACGAATAGTGTCTGTAGAATTTTATCAATAGCCTCATAATCAACACCATCACCCTGAATTACACGGACGTTATTTAACACACGATATCCCTTTGAGTTTTTTGTACTCCCATATTTCTTATCTAAAAGTTTAACGGTATCACGGACAACTTTCCAAGGAATACCAGAGTCGGGGCGAACAACAACTGTCGCACCTGAATCAATAACTTCTTGCCTTAGTTTTTCGCCCCAGAGATTTTCCACGGCATTATAGATATCATAGCTATCCGATACCACTGCCACTAACGCTCCAGGTTTACCAAACTGTTTTACCATATTGCGATATGCTTCGACTTCATTCTCTTTACCCCACGAAGTGATAGTAGAGTGTTCAGCCGCCGGAATAGAAAATCCAGCCATATCTGCGCCATAGTATTTTCTGGCACCAAGAGTGGCAACAATGGTATCTGTACCCATGAAGTTAATCAAGTGTGACATACCACCAAGCATTGCGCTTTCATTTGACGACACTCCTCTTGCACCAAAGTCATGGAGTTTAAACACCAATCCTTCACGGCTATCAGAAGTCTTATCCATATAACTTGCGATCAGCTTCTTAATTTCTCGCGAGTTGGTAGCAACTGTAGTTGGATACCAGATAGCACGAAGAAGTGCGGTCTCAAGATAAGTAGTCAACCAAAAGCAATTTGGGTCTGTGTTTTCAATAGTGAGCATCACATCATGAATAGCGACTGGCATTCCTTCGGGAACAGCCTTGATTTCCACTGGCAAATATCCATCATGTTCATTTAGGATATACTCCCAACCAGAACGGTTGAAAGGTTCTCCATGTGCAGTCCAAATTGCTTCTGCTTCGTCAATATCTTCTTGTGTAATTGGATCTGACAAGTATTCTTTAATAAAAGCCTGTAGGCCAAAGAATACTAGCTCATTATATTTTCCATCACGAGATTCAATATAAGAATATACCGCCTCGGTTTTTGGTGGATATTGTACAAACATTGATGCTTTATAGCTATCAGTATTCAATAAAATTGATTGTTTCATTTAGAACTCCTCTAAAGTTTATGTTACCTAACTCTTTGTTAGGATTTTTATTAAAGACCAACAAAGTAGTCAATAATTCCGTAGTGATCCTCAAACATCACCTTACTATCCAGTTCACTCAATTTAAACCATTTGGCTTCAATTGCATCATCTGAACCCTTGACCTTTGGTAATTCTTCCATAGGTGTTAATTCAAAGTAAAAAGCATTAGTGATAGTGCGTCCACGTGATGAACGATTTGGGTCATCAAACGTATGTTGTCCCTTGATAGAACCTTTCAATACTGGTGCAGGAACTTTCAAACGAGTTTCTTCTCGCAGTTCTCGAATACATCCGTCAAGTAGAGTTTCTGTTTGATTTAAAAATCCGCCAGGCAAAGCCCATTGACCAATTCCTGGTGCATGACCTCGGCGTACAAGTAGAATGTGTCCAGATTGAATTACTACCGCATCAGTGGTAACGAATGTAGGAGGATAAGGTGCATATTTCCATGAATCCTTATACTCTTGGATCATTTCATATTCTTGCTTTAAAAGTGCCCAATAGTCTTTATTGATAATATTCTCAATCACTTTTTGTGCAGGATTTGGCATATCACGTTTGTAATATTTTTCATTGGGGAAGGATAGCAAGTCTTCACGAATGTTAGTTGCATTGATGCCTTTGTAATCAGAAACTGCAACCGAATCCATTCCTGGGAACATTTTCAAATAGTATGAAGTATTATCTTTTGAATGACCGATCAACCCGACCTTCTTAATCCATTTAGGATTGTCAAGGTTATTTAGATTACGATTACAATTAGAAAGGTTAGTATCATCATCAATAATCAATTGAATTTCTGATAGCCATTTACTGTCATTATATGGATAATCATCCACACCATCAATACATAAACGACCATCTTCGTAAGCATCATCATTGGATGCACGAATCATCGCATGTCGTTCTCCGTATGTAAATGGATTTCGTATTGTTCTTGGTCCACCACATGAACCAATGATAACTAATACTTCGTCCGCTCTCTTTAGAGCTTCATCAATAACGGCCTGATGTCCATTATGAAATGGTTGAAAACGACCGATAAAGACCAACAGGTCAAATTCTTTTTTACTCATCTTACTAAAACTCCTTTAGTATTTTACTTATACAGACACTCTATGTATCTGATTTTATTTGGTGAACCTGGAAGGATTCGAACCCTCGACCTTGTGGTTCGTAGCCACACGCTCTGTCCAACTGAGCTACAGGTCCATAATTTGGTGACTGTAGATAGAATCGAACTATCCCTGGTGGCTTATGAAACCACTGTCAAGACCACTTGTACAGTCATGGTGCCCATGGTGGGATTCGAACCCACAACCTCTTGAATCTAAATCAAGCATCTCTTCCAATTGGACTACACAGGCAATTATTAATTCTCCAATGCCTTTAGAGCTTGAGCCGCTTTTAATGCATCATCAAACGTATCAAACGATGGAGCGTTTTGAATTTGGTCTTCGTCAAATGATCCATCTTCGTAACACATAACAACGTAATAAAGTTCCCCAACTCGTCTTACAGAATAAGACGTTTCGATACTGGTTCCTTTATACGAACCGAAAAACATTTATCACTCCTTATCAATTTATACTCATATTATAGTTTATATCAAAAGCGAAGTCAAGCGTTTTTTATGTTGGAGGAACACGTAGGAATCAAACCTACCTAATGTGGATTTGCAATCCACCGCCTACTCAGTCAGCCTGTGCTCCAAAACATAATATAGAAAATAGCCGATGTTAAAATTAAAACAAGAATTATATCTCCAGTTTCCATTATCTATTTTCCTATTTTAGAAGTTGGCGGATGATTGAGGTGTCGATCCCCAATCGGGCTTCTAACCCGACCACACTGTTTTCAAGACAGGTCCAGAGGCCGCTCTGGTTAATCATCCAATTTTGGCGGAGCCGCTGGGAGTCGAACCCAGTGAACCTTGGCGGTGAGTGAGGGATTCGAACCCTCGATAGAACTTTTAATCCTATGACGGTTTAGCAAACCACTCATCCAACCCACCGATTTCTTTCTTTCGAAGCACTATCAGATTTTCGGGAAAATGTTCCCATTTAGCCTTATCTAAATCTGTTTCATATCCTTTGACTTCAATATAAGACTTTAATTCTTTTACATAGAAATCTGGTTGATACGTAGATTTAGTTCCATCTGGTTTAGTGTACGGAAAACGTTTTTTATTTCTTTCCCAGTTTAATTGCATTTTATCAGCAAATTCACAAAATGCCAATTCCCAACTACCATCTACCTTTATCTTTCCGGCAATAGGGGACTCATAATCATATTTTGGACATCTTCCAGCGATACACTCCCATCCAGTAGCGTATAATGCTTTTTTGCTCTCAGACATCTTTCTTTTGGTTTCTGCTGTGTGTTTCTTACCTCTAAATGTTCCAGGTTTACCCTTATTCCAAGCAGTTTGTACACCCACTTTTCCAGTATTCCAAGGAACATACCCTTTTTTATTACCGCCACAAATTTTTGAATTTGGGTTATTCCTACAACCAATCTCATGTTTTTTATTGGCACCAGGATTAGTTGTTTCCCTGCCGCAGAATTGACAAATAAATAGTTTCATGCTGGAAATCTCCCTTTGTATTTCTAGAGTAGGTAGATGCGCCAACATCGTGACCTACATTACTATTTATACAAATGAAATTTCAATCCGCTGCATTACCATCCTGCCCCGACTCCTTTAATATGGTGCTAAAAGGAGGAATCGAACCTCCGACACCCTGATCTTTAATCAGGTGCTCTACCAACTGAGCTATCTTAGCAATTTGGTACAGGATAGTGGAATCGAACCACTGACATTCTGCGTGTAAAACAGACGCTCTACCCCTGAGCTAATCCTGCATTAAATCTTTCATTCTATTCGCTTCATTTTCAAGAGTATTCAAAACAAAATGCTTCAAATATTCTTCCACAATAGGTCCAGTATCTATACCAGGATATGGGTTATGAGGAATGATTGTATCATACTCAAAAGTTACCATATCATCGGCCTGACCTTCGACCTCAATAACTTCTAGGTTTTTAACGCCAAAAATAAGACCGGCATATTCACCGGTATGAATCTCGAACAATTGATAACCATCGGTTTCCAATAGACTATCTGGATGATGTTCAGATAAAAAATCGTTAAATTCTACTTTGTAGATACTTTCTTTGTAGAAGTCATAATCAATTCCAATTTTATATTTACCACTGTTCATATCATAACTTTCATTTGGGGTGACCGACGGGGCTCGAACCCGCGACGTCCAGTACCACAAACTGGCGCTCTACCAACTGAGCTACGGCCAACATAAAATGGCGCTCGTGATGGGTTTCGATCCCACTGCCTTCGGTTCGACAGACCGACGCTCTCCCGATTGAGCTACACGAGCATTTATTTAGGGTTAGCCCTTTCCACCTTGATTGAACTTATCTAGAAAGAACAATCTTCCTCGATTAAGAGGCTAAGTGTGCTAACCCGTGCCTTGGAGCAGCTGGAGGGAATCGAACCCTCATCCTCTGGTTGGAAGCCAGACATAATAGCCATTATACTACAACTGCAATTTATTATACTTGGTCTGGGCGGGAGGATTCGAACCTCCGACCACTCGCTTCCAAGGCGAGCATTCTGACCAGACTGAACTACGCCCAGACCAAGTATAATTTGATTAGACCCCGTTACATTCACCCGATGGCGATAACACCTCACGAGACCATAAGGCCCCGTCTAACCATGCCCTAATATTACCCTCTCATTAGAGGACCGAACTATAACATGGTGACTAGACCATGCCAGGGAGTTCGGTCGTTAGATACCAGCAACCGGTTGCCATATTATGGTATCCCTTTGTTTGGTGGAGCTGGAGGGAATCGAACCCTCTGACGTCGATCTTGCAAGGATCAACCGCTACCCATAGACCAGCCCCAAATTCCGACTAACGACGTTACTGGCGCATTATACTTCCGGTCTTTTATTCAAGACCTTTTTATCGATATAACAATAGTCATACCCATAACATTCTTCTTGCTTATTGGCAACTTCTAATTCTTTATATGCCAAATCTTTATCATCAAATACTGCAATTACATGAGTGCTTTCGTATTCATGACCACCTAATAGGATATAGATAGTATGCATATTAGCCTCCTAGAATTATGGTGGGTGTGGAAGGATTCGAACCTACTCACCATAAAGGGGTGGGTTTACAGCCCACCGCGACTCTCCAACTTCACCGCACACCCTTATTTAATTTTCATTATTGTAGTTTATTTAGGTTAAAAAGTAAAGAAGTTTTTATGAATTTCATTAATTTTTCGGGGTAACATCAACTTCGCATGTACATCCTACCATATCAAAGGTTAGAAAAAAGACCTGTCCAATATGACTTTGAGTTTCAACTAATTTGTAATTAGTGGCCTTCTCAGAAGTAATACTCATTACATTAAAAATGTTTTGAATTAATTCTTGATTTACACACATCATCCGTATTTCTTCAGTTCTTTTTGTAGAGTTTCAATTTCAGTTTGAGTTTTCAGAATATTTGATTCGTCATGAAAAGCAGTATATTCTTTTAGTTGTTTGTTTGCTTCTTTGAGCATCTGCTTTAACATTAGTACATTGCTTTTGTTCATGTTTATTCCTTTAGTTATTAGGATAGAGTATCAATGCCAATGGATTGCTGCGAATTTCATCAGCATAATCGTCATATTCTTCCTGAAGATTATACTCATAATAAACATCTCCAGAACATGACGAATATGGCACATAATATGCGTCATCTACTTGACAAAGCGGTGAATATTTATTTCCTTCGGCGTCACAACTAATAATGATTTCCATATCAGGACTAATATCATTATAATGATTTAGTTGTTCTAGTAAATCTTTAACTTTCATAAATCAAGCAGCCTTTCTATAAACTGTATGACCCTTGTTGGCAACACGGTCAGCGCCGAATGAACTTGCCCAAGAATGCGGCTTGAACTTAATCTTATCTTCGGTTAAGCCAGTGACTCCAAGAACATATCCTGCCGCTTCTTTTATTGCGCAGGAAGATCCATGTTTTTCATCCTCATTAATATCCAAGTGAATAGAAATATCATACTCATCCACCAAAGGTGCCAATTGATTATACAATTCGCAAACTTTCATAACTTCGTTCATCATACGCATTTTTGGACGATTCTTTTTAAGGTCATAATCAGGCTCATACGAAATGCTTGAGAAGATTTTACAACCATTTTTACCATTTAGATGAATAATAGCGACAGTTGCGTATTTTCCCATTTTCTTTTTATCTTCAGTATTGTTTACCACAGAATCGCAACCTAGATAAATTTTTGTATTATTATCATACTCAGTTAAAAGTTCGATTATTTCGTTTAGTTGTTTTTCGGTAAATACCATAATTAATCTCTTTTTCTAAAGAAAGCATAAACATTAAATTATATACATTAACTTGTAATTCTTCTAGGGTTCCGTTATTATTAATACAATAATCGGCCATATCTTTAGTTATTGTCATACTTTTATTTGATTCAAGCGGTTCTCGTTTTGAGCGGTCAACCCAAATTACTGCATCAATAATTCCTGTTCTTTTTAAAGAACCTAACTCATGTTTGTTCCTTAACCCACAATATACATCATATTGTTCGTATAAAGCCTTACCCAAACGGGCCAGATCATTTTTATTATAATCGCAAATCAAATCAAACCATTCAGATCTATGATTGTGGCGGTCGTCATAACATTCTTTCGAAGTTTTGTATCCATACTTATCTTTCAGTTCGTCAAAAATAAATAAATCACAACAAAACTGAGAACTACTTTGAAATGTTAATCCAAAGTGATCTCGAAGAATTTCGGATACTGTATCTTTGCCATGACGACCATGACCCACAACCATTAGTTTCACTATCTAAACTCCGGTATTAATAGCAGATTTGTAACTATCACTTAAAGGCGGAATATTACTCTTTACCGACGGAGATCCTACGTGTCCATGTTTGGCAAGATTTTGTCTTTGTTCATTGGCATATTTTTCAATTACTGGAAATAAATGACTGTGCGGTCGTAAATTAGCCTTTTCCAAAGCGTCTTCACTATTCAACCATTCTTCATACAATTCCTTTTTAAGCTTAAATCGACAGAAATATTTCTCATATCCACCTTCAAATGGATTGACATTATATCCCGTTTTGTCATTTGCTAGAATAGGAGAATCCATAATAGTATTTCCTGCATAGAAAATGACCATTTCTTCATCTTCTTCATTATAAAAGTAGTAATTGCCCATTTTTCTTCTGCAAGCTTTTACAATATTGTTTTTGCATCTAAGAATACTCATATAAACATCATTGATAGATTTAATTTCACCCACATCATCAATATACGGGATTTTTTCTTTCAAATACGAAGTAATTGTTTCCCTATCAACCGCATCATCTGTTGATACTTTATCGATCTGAAAGCCTCCACCTAAAATCGATTCTTCGTCATCACCCTCACGAACCAAATGTCTCATAAAGAAATTTAATTTTGAAGTAGAATCCTCCATTTTCATAACAGGGAATGCATCCAAAATATTGTCCATCCCGGCAATCGGGGTTGATGCCACCACAGGTCTAACAAAGGTGGCCGTGGCTCCTCCAAATAATCCTGCAATAAACGTTCGCCTACTCAATTCCATATTCTATCTCCTAATTTTTCTATGGACCAACCGTAACTGTTGTTACACCTGTTGCTCTGGGATGACCACAAGTATCTGGATCACCCTTTCTATTTACGGGAACTCCAACACAAAATACTGTTGAGCTTCCATTATCGGTTTCGGGGTCAGCATGCTCACCAACCCCATGAGGCTCTACCGGATCGCCATCGGTGGCCACTAATTGCCCACCTGCAAATACAGTAGATTGTTTGGTAGATATTACCACGGCATCAGCAGTATTTGGTTTGCCGATTGTATGAATATCTTTACCAGAATTTACACCTATTCCTACCATAAAATTACTCTCATAAGTAGTTAATTACGATACGCCGCCTGCCAATGCATTGCATCATAGTTTCTATTTTTACCTAAAGAATACCATCCTTCTTTCTCGAAGGCTTCCACAAATTTAGCACATTCAGGTCTGCTAAAATAAGCATCTTTCCATTTTGTCCTTAGCCCATTCCTGGCCGGATCAAGGTCAATGGCACATCCCCAAGAATGCGTAGACCAACGGCTCCCGCCACGGATCTTTCGGACAACATAACAACCACCATACAGATCAAAACCATGTTTTCTGATCTCGTCCATACTATAGTTTTTCTTGATATCATTGAAGATTCTTTTCAAAGATGGGGCTACTTTTTCGTGACATGACATTGAATTAATTATGACACCCTTATCCCAAGATAATCTCATCTGATAAGGCAGTTTTAATTTAACTCTACTGGATCCAGGTTGTCCATAAAATTCAATCAAAGATGCAGTAGATTCTTTCGGCCAGTGGTTTTTACTGGCAGGTTTTTCTATTTTATCCCGCCATTCATTGTCTAAATGTTCAGACATAGCACGACGAGTATTTGGTCCGATAATACCGTCAGCAGTTAAACCATTCATTTCCTGAAAGGCCATTACCGCTGTTTCTGATAATCTTCCCCAAAGTCCATCAATGGAACCGTGATATAGTCCTAGGTCTTTTAAATATTGCTGTTGTTCCCTTGTAATACTTCTGCGCATGTGTTTCTCCTATGGCTATGATACACCATAGGAGAATTGTTTGCCTACAGCATATCTACAATTCGGCCATT